AAGAGCACCATCTCCACCGGGAGCGACACGGTATTCCCATGCGGTATGGCCATTACTAAGTACGGAATTCTTTTCGCGCTCAAAAAGAGCGGACAACTCTTTCTCCCCCTCTTTGGGGGCAGGCTCACGGAAGCACGATCCCGAATGCCCTTTCAATTGGAAGCAGATATGGTTAGAGTCGCAATCCTCGTTCTCGCATAGCTGTACAGTTTCTTTGGGGGCAGGCTCAACAGGTTTGGGGGCAGGAAGACGGGAGGCGGCTGTGATCCAAGCTGCATCCTCAGACTCGACAGAAGTAGCTAGCACAAATTCATCCTGAATAATCCTCCACACTAGATCGAACCTGCCATCTATGCAATCTGCGTAGGGGTAAACCGCCAGCACCTTCTGTTTCGCTTCACTTGCTGTCATCGTCTCTCTCCTTCTCAGTGCCACTCAATCTCTACAGCCCGGTTACCCCGGATGTGGTAAGTACAAACACGTGGTCAGCCACAGGTAGCCTAGCCTTTGTTACCTGCACTTCGGGGACTTGGTCCACCACGGTGAAGCTACGTGGCCAGCTCGACACGGTGCGGGACCATGTCTTGCCGTTGGTTCCCCGATATACCACGGTGGGGACGTAGTCGCTACGAGTCGATTCCGTGTTGGCCAGGGTTATTACTTCGTAGAGGTTGCCGTTACGGTGTCTCCACCGTGAGCCCGGTACTAGTGCTTCTAGGAACTGCTGTCGATCTGCAATCACTTCGTTGTCTCCTTGTTGTCTACTGTGCGCCACTTGCCGACTCTGCCACAGTTCGAGCACACCTGCTTTTCCATGACGTAGGTGTTACCTGTGCGGGACCGGGTTAGGGTGAATTGGTGAACCCACTCAAAGATGTGGGGCACACCGGCCTTACCCCGGCACCACTTCTTAGTGTCCTTAGTGTTACTGAGGTGGACTCGCTCTTCTGTGCCTCTAACCTTGGGCATCTACGCTGCCTCCCTGACCTCTTCAGATACTTCGTCTTCTACCTCGTCATCGCCTAGGAACCGTAGCCGTTCATCTAGCCACTCCCCGGACAATCTCTCGGATTCAGCCACCGAGTTACCTAGAGAACGCAGCGTCTTGTACCGTGCCTTGGCTTCTATTCGTGCCGACTTCTTACCCTCGCGAATCTCTGCCTTCCTAGCCTTCTCAGCAGCCTCGGCCGCGTCCTTTGCAGCCTTCTTAGCGGCTTTGAGGGCACGTCGCCGGTCACGTAGTGTGTTGACGCAGTGTTCAGAGTTATTGACTAGTTCTAGGCACGACTCAAAGCACTTCAGGTCCATCTTGTAGTCTGCCCCGTCGTTGGCTACGTCGTCGATGTGCCATGTGTTGAATGCCCCGTCGTGCTTACCGAGTTGGATCACCCAGCGGCGCTCGATGTCCAAACCTTTCCACTCTTTCAGAGCGGACTTGTACGGAGTCATCTGCCACCTGTACTCAACCTGGAGGGCGTTGCTGCTCTTCCAGTCGATCAGGCTTAGGGAATCCTTGAATGGGGTTGGGCAGCAATCAGGGTCGTCACAGCTACTCACGTAGCAGACTCCGTCCAGTGTGCCGGCCACATCGTACTTGCGGGAGTAGACCTTCTCCTCAGCCATCACCCACCGCACGCTGTGCGCTCTCATCCACCCTAGGGCAGCCTCAGAGCAAGAGATGGCCCGTTCGTCCATCGTCATGCGGTCACCATTTAGTGCTAGTTGTAAGGGCTGGTTCCCGGCGATCTGGGCCTTGATGTACTTCTCGATCCAGTCATGGGTTGCGTGGCCTACGTCGGTAGCCTGTTTGCTCTTATCCTTGTAGGCTTTCTTAGCCGCATCCAGAGTGGAGAACAACCACTCCTGCATCTGCATAGGGTCGGATTGGAGGCATTCTACGTCGTACTCGCTCAGCTCTAGGAATGCAGCCTTGACGTGGTCAACAGTCTCGTTGGCAACCCACGGCATCAAAGCCTGACTCTTGTCCTTGATTCCTAGGACCGAAGTCACTCCGGGGACTTTTACCCAGTCAGCCACTCCGTCCACGACGGTTATTCTGTAGTAGACGTGCTCGGTTTTGTCGAACCGCAGCTTGACCGTCTCAGTGGTCCCGTCGTCGTTCTTGAATTGGAACTCGTATTCCTCGGTCACGTTGCCAAAGTTCTGCACGAAGCCTTCCATACTGTTCTCAGTGGCAGACTCGGTCTTCTCTTCGTAGTTGGAGTAGGACGTAGCCGACGGCTTTGACCGTGGGGCGAACTGTTTCATGAAACCTTCCATACCCATGTGATCTTTCTCCTTTCCGGCTTATGCAACCGATTTTAGTTGGTGTCGTGATGTTTTGGCAAGCTCTCTTTGTTCGATGGCCAGCCTGGAGGCCGCGCGGTGGAGTGCATCTTCTTGGATCACTACTGCGCTGGCAAGATTTGTAGCGGCTACGCTATTTCGTTCTGGACTGAGGGAGGACTCGTCGATCTCGGTCTGCTCACGGTCAAATAGACTGGAGTCTGCGGCCATGTTCCTACGATGCATCTCCCTCTCTAGGGTGTCGTTCTGGGTGAAGTAGGTCTGGTGTACTTCTCCGTCCTGCCCTACATCATCAAGGCGCTTCAGGACGGGCACGTCTCCAAGTTCCATCTGGCAGCTTACGCAGAACCTAGCTGACCGTATTGCTCGGAGACGTGCCGGGGGGATCTGATTACCGCAGGTTCCGGCGCACATGCGGGTTATGGTTGGGACAACTTCAGAGGGCTCAGTAGTGTTGAATGTTGCCCCAACGTTATTGGCGGATGATTTTGCCTTATCCATTCTGTTCCTTGTGCGGCTTTTGAATTGCCTCAACCTTGTGTTATCACCCTAGCTGCCCTGGTCGAGGGCTAAACAACTAGGTCAAACTGATGAGTGACTGTGTCTGGACATCGTGGGTTCCTTCCTTGTGAATAGTCAGCCGGGAGTGATAACCGGGGCCGAAAACCATTTAGCAGGACCACCCATTTCTTGTCATCCCTGTAGGGCCGGTGACGCTCTACAGGGTCAAACTGATGACCGACTTAGTCTGTGCGTGTTCAATTTTCCTTCTCCATCCCTTTATCTTTATGAAGGTTTCAATCCCTCATTGCTTATATAGATGATAGTACACCGTTTTTAGTTGCGTGTCGAGTGGTTTTATTTCAATCTTTGGTCACCGACGTGCGATGTTACCTCTGCGATACTCGGTAACCCACTGTTCAGCTTGTAATCTGACTCTTCGTTCATCACCTGTATGCAGGTCGATGTGGCACAGCTCGTGGGCAACGATCTCGTAGTGAGCAAACCTAGTGTCACCTTTTCCTGTAAGGGACTCACCACGGAACAACGTCGTGTGGGCCTCACGCAGTGTAGATCCAAAGGTGTCGCGCGACTGTTCACCGTGTTGCTCCCAGCCCATTATGTCGTCCCACGAACGCTCATCACACGCGATGATGTACTTCCACTCATCAGGGTGCTTGAATTGGAAGAGATCTGCGGCCAGTACCCTCCCTGCCTCTGCACACGCCGTAGGAATAGGGCTGTTAGGGGCAGATTTAGAGGAGTAGTACATAATCTTAGTCTGGGACCATATAGGTACAGTGAAAAGCAGGCACGACGCCGCGAACACGGCAAACCGTGTGGTCTTCATGGTTATCTCCTTGTGGGGGACTAGGTTATTACTGGGTGGGGGTGTTGGGGTATGGCTCTAAGGTTGTAGATTAGGGCTAATCTTCTACCGGGTTCAACAGTTTCTTGAAAGCGGCAAGGACTGCGGGGCCAACTCCCTCACGTTCCAATGCTCGGTAAAGCTTAGTGCTCTTCACACGTTCGTTGAGTCCGTGCATACTTCCTCGGGTTCTTTCATACTCGAAGCGGACCCACTCCCTAGATTCAACTTCTATGTCGTGTGGGTTCGGCTCTCGGTACCATTCAATCGGTTTGGTTTCTTCGGGCATCACTTCCTCCTTGAAGGCTTTAGGTTTGCTCTTTTGTTTTTAGGTAGGTTGCGCCATCGCACACGACCCAGTCTGCATTCGGCACGACTAGGGAACCACCAGAGTCTCCATGTTCTATTGCGGACTGACATCTACTTCCTCCCTTTGTGCTTCAACAGCTCCAGCGGCTTGCCGTAGAGGTGACTAGGAACTTCCTGTGGGGTGACCATGTGCTCCACCAGGCGGGTCCAGTTGGCCACTAGGGTTGTCTTGCTGCCCTTTACTCGGGCTGATATGCCGTTGGGGGCGAATGAGAAGATCACCGGGCGGAATACCCCTGCTATCATCACCTCGCGCTCAACTACCTTCGTTAGCTTTGTTGCCACTTTGTGTCTCCTTGATTCTCGCCAGTTCCTTTTCTAGCTGCTCAACCTTGTGCTTCTCAGAGAAATACTTCTTCTCGATGTCGGCACAACGTCTGTCGGCGTCGATCCTAGCCGCCACAAGGGAACGCTCCAGGTGGTCCATGTAATCCCGCGTCTCCTTGAACCTGAAGACGCACTGCAACGGCCATGCCCGGTGGGGCACTGGTCTCTTATTATTTTTCATAGTCTCCCTCGTTCTCGGCCGCTTCAATCTCAGCCATGACCTTGTCGTCCTTTACGAAAACGAACCACACTGCCGTAGCCAGTCCACCTAGGACCATTCCGGCACCTACCACAAATACAAGCATTGCCTTCCTCCTCACTTCATCATGTGTTCGTTTGCCGCCAACCAGGAAACATCAAGGGTCCACTCTCGTTGACTGCGTATGTTGAATTGTTTGAACGCGGCCTCGATGTGGTCTGCCACTTGGCCGTCGTCCCATCCGTTCACTTCTCTTAGTTTCCTGAGTATCCTCAGGAGATCCACGGCCGATTCCTTGGCCACTGATATTGCACGGCCGATATGCTTCACTTGGTGGCACACCGGGCAAAGGCAAAGTAGGCCAGCTAGTCTCTGCACACTGTGCGTATCGTCGAACTCCCATTTCTCGTGGCACTCTACCCGGCCGTTACGACCAGTCTCACCACACACCTCGCAGACGTTGCCAGCCAGCATGTAGCAGTTGCGACGGAGTGTGTCCCACGTCTTCCTGTTCAGGATCGCGCGAAGGTTGGCTCCCCACATGCTGCTAGGGACTAGTTCGACGGTAAGCATTGTTTTGCTCCTAGATGGTGATGACTTTGTCGGACTTCTTGAACTCGATGGGCTCGATGGTCACACGCTGTTGGTACTTAGGGCGTCGGGATATTCTCATCGGGTGGCCGTCGTTAGGCTGCACCGCGTAGAGCATGATGAGGAACCAGGTGGGCGTCCATCCTAGTGCTAGGTTCAGGAAGAAGATGAACACCGAGTGGGCATGTCGTCGGGACACTGCTACAGCCGTAGGGAGGAAGTACAGGGCTAGGAAGGGGTGCTTTGAGAAAGTGGCAACCCATATCAACCAGGTCACCACCTTGATGTGTTTGGGGTTCATTTAGAATCCTATGTCTCTTGCGTAGCACTGGTCAGAGCAGTAAACATGGTGATCTACCATGTACGCCTCGCCTATATGCCTGACGTTGCCGCAGAATTCGCATTCTACGTTTCCGTCAAACTCCTCGTAATCTCCAAGACCAGCAGAAGGAAACTGCTTTACTGTAGGATCAACTACAGTGCCGTCAGGCTTCTCTGTCCACCAGTGTTGCTGCTTTCCCCAGATCGGGCAGTGATAATAGCCTCGGACAAGGCGTAGTGTTGGGTCAGAGGCACACAGCTCCTCAGACATCTCTTTACACTTTCCCCGATATTTCAGGTAGTCGCTAATCTGTTCCGCAGTTTTGGCAAGCATCAGTCTACCTTTGCCTGTCGAATGGCCGCTTCCTCAAATGCTTGTTCCCACGTGAACCCGTTACCGTAGACGCGCATTGCACGCCCGTAACAACCCACCCATTTCATACCCTCTGTCTCACCCCAATTTGTCTCAGGGTGCTTCGTCCTGTCGAAAACATCTCCACTCGGTCCCCAGATCTCTCGTGCTCGGTTTAGTGCTTCTTGCTCTGTCATTTCCTAGCTCGCTTTCTGTGCCAGATCGTCCAGTACTTTGTTAGTCACATACCACCCTTCCGAAAGGAACTGCCACTGTCTCTCTGTACCTTCTAGCCATGTATTCAGGACCATCGGGCGCGGGTGAGTCAGGAGGCAGAACCCCTCGTAGTTGGGAAGCGGTGAGTGTGTTGTGGGGTCCTTGCAGACTTGTTGCTCTATGTCCCATAGAGCGTCGGGGGCGGTGAATGAATCAGCTCGTGGCATCAGAGTACGCTGTCATCCTCTCCACGCATCTGCATCTCAAGGCGGATGATTTCCTGTGCCTTGTGGAGGACATCAATGTTTCGCGGTATTGGGGCTTTTGCAGCAATGAATAGCCGATTGCCATTCTGAAGATAGGCCCCGATCCGGGCGAGTTTGTCGTAGGCTTCCTTTGGGGACAACTTCGGTTGCCAATACTCCTCCAAGGTCTTTCCCTCGGCGTCAGCGAAGGCCGCTTCCCAGCTATCACCGTTCCCATAAATGTGAGGAAACACAGTGCCAGTGGCAGAGCTGCCTACCCAATACCTAGGGCTTGTGCCACGTCTCTTCACAGCACCATCGGTGTCCCTATCGAAAATGTGTCCCGTTAGCGGCCATTTACGCAATGCCTCTGTTTGTGCCTCTGCTCTTGTCATGCCGCCATCCTTATCCGAATCGGGCTGTTGTGCTTGTCACAGAACCGCTGCACGGCCTTGAAGAAGTCTTTACGGCCCCGGCTGCACTGCTCTATCAGGAGTGAGTAGTCACGGTACATCTTCTCCAATTCAAAACCGTGTCGCTTAGCTAGGGTCATACCCCGTAAGTGCTCACCGGCCTGTACAGCGTGCATCACTTGGAGAAGCACATCGGCCTCTCGTTCCTTGCCGGGCAACGGCGATCCGTTGGGAGCCAGGTAGCCTTTGCGGATACTGCGGATGAATGATGGGGTGACGTGGCCGCCGGCCTTGCGCTTCTGTTTGAAAAACATGGTGTGTTCCCCTTTCAAGGTCGATTGTTGAGTACAAACAAGGCGATGGACGCTGTTAGTCCCAAGGTAGTCCCTAGGAACGTGAGCGCCAGGTGTCTGAGACGTTGAATGTCTCGGCTGGGTGCGTAGTAGAAGTCGAAGGCATACGCTGTGCTGGTACCAGCGAAGCCACAGGAAAGGACGATGAGCAAGAGTGATTGAAGAAGTTGCGTCACAGGGCTCCTAGGCCCCTGCTGTAAGCAGCGCGGGGCCTTGTTGTATAGGGAGGGAGATAACCTCCTCGTGGATGGGGCAATGTACCTGCCCTGTATGGGCGTAGACTTCGCGGCACAGTTCACACTCGATTGCGGCAACCTCGTCCACTTCCGGGTCCTCGCATCGTGTGCATACACCATCCACGAAGTTATGCCCGTTCGCACCGCAGTAGTATTCCGTCTCAGCTTTCTTACGTTTGGGGCGGTACTGCTGTGTGTCCTCTCCTAGCCACTTCTTACCAGCGGCGGCCGTTGTGTTGAACAGCTCCCACAGGTCAAGTCGTTTCCACTTCAGGTGAACGGTGCCCTTCTTGAAGAAACGTCCCTCGAAGTATTCGGACTCGAACTTCCATCCACCAGAGTTTGTATCTTTGCGGACCATGTGGCACATAGTCTCTAAGGCTTGGCCGATAGTGTGGCACTTATCAAAAGGTTTGCCATCTAATACGCACAGTATGCGGTCAAGGTCGGAGTAGATCGTCCGGGCGTCACCCCAAGGCAACTCGAACCCGCTCCATCCAAACTTTACTCCGTAAGGAAAGATGATCTTCTGATTTACTTTGTAATTGTCGTTGGTCTTCCATCCTTCCGTTCCTCTCCAACCTAGGTTGCTAGGCATGACGGGGCCGGAGCCGTTCTCCACAGCGTGACTGCACAGCGCATCGAACACGTTCGCGACACTCTCGTCGAATAGTTTCTTGCGAGACATGAACACGTTCTCAAGTGTGTTGCGGATGTTCGCCGCAGTGAAGGGAATAGTGCTGTCACGCTGCACATCACGCATCATCTTGTCGTGCTGCTTACTGTCTAGGAGTTTGTCGAACTCCATTTGTTGAAATACGCTTGTCCATGCCCACTTGCGGTGGTGACGCAGGTACTCCGCACGGCATGTGAAGACGTTGGTCAGTGCCATTTCTAGGATCTTCTCGATGCTTGATTCGTTCGATGAACCCCTAGCCCTGACTTTGTTCTGCCCCATGAAGAATTGAGCCTTACGGATGTGTTCGATGCCCTTCATCCAGTGCTCGTTTGCCATGTTGAACCAGTGTTCCATGTTGCCTAGGTTGTCACGTATGGCAAGCATGGCAACGTCACCGTCGAACTCAACACCGTGGTGCTTCTCTTCGGTCGTCTTAGTGGTCCATAGGTCGGGGATGTCATCTGCGGCCACCTTCTTGAGGTAGACCATAGCCACACCGACGCCGGTCTTTCGCTCGGCTGTAGCGAAGCAGTCACCCAGGAACTCGACGCTGCCCTGCTGCTTTATAAGCTCGGCCAGTTTACGACGCTCCTCGGTGTGGGGGTTCTTTATCGTTTCCTCGTTCAAGAGGCAGACGATCTCACCGTTGTGCAGGAACTCCCAAGCCTTCAATAGGTGCTTAGCACCCTCACTAAAGGGAGGATTCATCACAATGGCGTCGTAGTAGCTCACACCTTCGTAGCTAAGCCAGTCAAAGCCAACCACGTCGTATTCCTTGCCTTGCAGCACTTGCACTAAAGCGGGGTAGCTCTCGATTACGTCGATCTTGACGCGGCTGTTGCCTGTGTCCCTGAATGCGCCATACCCACGGTCACTACGGCGGCGCTCTTCATACTCAGGGTTTTCAGCACACCACTCTTCATAGGTCATGCCGTTCTTGATGTAGTCAGCGATGTCACCCTTACCTGCACTAGGCTCTAGGAAATACTTAGCGTCCTTGTTGGTGACCTTGGCCAACATCTTCCGCGCAACTGCACGCGGGGTGGGGTAGAAATCTGCGTTGTCTCCAAACATTGTGTTTCCTCCAGTAATGGGTTAGGGGTAAAAACGGGTGCTGCTCAGTTAGAACAGCACCCAGTGATTCAACCTATGCTGCTGCTTGTTCTTCCCCTTTGACATCCTCTGGGGCTTCCTCTGTGAAAAACGATGCCGCAACCGTGAGTGCGTTGTTGTTGTCGGTTAGTCCTAGGACCAATGTGCCGCTCGAAGTCATCGACTCCGCAAAGTCCTTCAGATATGTAAGGTTCAGGCCGACAAATTCAGTGGATAGCGGTAACTTGGTGTCCAACCGCATCGGCATGACGATGGAAACGTCTCGCCTAGGTACATTGACATGCAGATCGACAAAGGTAGCCGGAATCTCCACCGTCTTAGTGTGCAGGTCACTCTTCACTGTGAGCGCGAGTGTGTTCGTCTTTCGATCCAACTTCACACTCTGGTTGGGCTCCCCCTTGATGAATGGAAGCAGTGTCTTTACTGCTCCTAACAGGTCCATGCGGTTGACCCGCCACTGGTGCTTGATGGTCTTACTGACCACCGCTTCGTAGTTGGGGAATTGGCCGCTCATACCACGGAAGGTGAAGCGCACGTCACCGATGCTGAAAGATGCTTGGGTTTGGGCGTCGTCGTCTTTCTTGTACAGGTCGATGGTGAGCACACCGTCCTTAGGTAGAAGCTTCTTCGCGATGTCGAGTGCCCGGCGGACAACCATCACGCGGCCCTTTGTCGCGCCTCCGTGCTTCAGCGTGTTGAGACTGAGACGGTGACCGTCGGTAGATACAAGGTAGGTGGTGTTGTCACGGGTCTCGAACAATGCGCCGTTCAATGTGTAGCGCGATTCTTCCCGGCTGATACAGCGGAATACTCGGTCGATCTCGTTCCACGTTGCCTTTGCAAAGCCGGTTACCTTGTAGGCATCATCGAACGCTGGTTTCCAGTCAGGAAAGTTCTTCACTTCCATATCTACCGGGCAAAGTTCGTTACCTACTATCTGGTGAATCCCCGGCTTCAGGTTCTCTACTGGGGCGAATGCCCACGCATCAAGGTCCGTGGCGACAGCCAGGTGCTTGCCGTTTTCTACGGCTACGACATTCACGAAACTGAGAATCGGTATCGTTGTTCTCTTCTCGATTGTCAGTTTTAGGGAAGCGACGGCGATTTCGTTGATTGACTTCTGCTTTGCCATGATGTTTTCTCCAGTGATGGGTTGTGGCGCGGTTAGTCGTTCACCCTAGGAATCTAGGGCGTGCTGTGTGCTGTACTTTGTGAGGGGAGGTTTTACTCTTCGGGACCGAACGTCCAAGGATGGTTATGCTCAGTGATACTGTAGCTGTCTATGGAGCCTGTGTTGTCAAACCACTTGGTCATCCAATCCTTCGCTGCGTCGATGCCGTGATTATGAAGTGTGTTGTGGTACTCAGTGTGCTCTAGGTCCTCTTCCGCTAGGAACTCTCTGCCTAATGCTTCGTAGGCTTGCCACTCTGTGAGGTACAGAGCGGTGTCCAGTCCACAGTCTGTGTCGGTTGTAAGGCTCCAGACTTTCACGCTGCCTCCTTCAATTCTTTGAACAGTGGGACCACGTTCTGTACTACGCGGACGATGTAGAACCTAGTCTCGTTAGGGAATCGCTCAGCCATCTTAGCTTCAGCCTCAGTCACCGACTCAGCACGGACGTAGTAGCGAACTCGGCGGGGGTCTTCTGGCTGCATCGCAGGTCCAGCAATTCCTTCTACAGCCTTCTCTATGCGGACAATGTGATACTCGTTCATTGGGCAACCTCCAGTGTGTGATCCTCAATGCAGTAGTAATCTTCGTCAGAGTTGCTGATTCTGTCCTCTTGCATGGTTCCGTACGCGAGGGCGTAGGAGCCACTGTCGATATAAGCTTGCACTGTGGCCTTTACCTCTTCGTCAGGTTTGTAATCTAACCATATCGTCTGGAACGCCTTCACAGCGTCTTCATACTTGAGATACACAGACACACTAGTGCCGCTATCGTTGTCAGACACCAATGTGTAAACGGTGATACTGGTTATCATCGTGATCCTTTCTTGGTGACAGCCTCGGCCTTGCGTGCGTGCAGGGCGCATGAGGGACATGGTTGGTAGTAGCCGGATGAGTAGCAGGGGCAGAGTGGGTGGCGTGGTGTTTTAGGCATCGTTGTCCTCTTCCGCCCTACTTGATGTCAGGGGTTGAGGCTATGGTTACGGCTCCCCCGTCTTCCCATGTCATAGTCACTAGGTTTTGGTCTGCGTGAGAGTGACTTCCTTGGTGACCGTGTGCTAACTGGCATCGCCATGAAAAATATTGACTCTCACAGAGGGCATTTTCGTCTTCGTCGTCTTCCGGGTCGGTGTCACTGTTAGGACGGTCATTCCTAGGGTCGGCTGCTCCTGCGTCGTCATACATGCGATCTACTGGGTCACCAGTGTTGAACTGTGTCCCTTCACGGTCGGTCTCTTCGCCATAGTGGTGAGAGGCTACGTCGAGACGCTCTTGTAGGTTGATTCCTTTGCGGTCACAGAAATGGCCAAGGTCAGCTAGGAAGTCTCCTACGATCTCTTCGTAGCCGTCCTCTTTTACTGTCTGTCCGGTGTTCTTGATGAAGGTTCCCAGTGACCTTGCAATCCAATCCGCGCGTTTATCATTCATATCTTCGGGATCAGGGGGAAGTGTGATCTTTGTCTTAGGCATTGGTTCCTCGCTTGTACAGGTTGACCAACTCAATAGTGAGCATGGCAAAGAGTGCCACGCATGAGGGCGCAAACATGATGTACATGGTTTGTCTCCAGTTATGGGCTAGGTCCGCACACTATGCGGTATGTGGTGTTCACGGGCTTGTGACCGTGTCGCCGCATTACGCCCCACGCTTCTCTGTGGGGTCACTCTGCGATTTAGCGCATGTTGCACCTCCGTTTGTTTATTTGCGTCGTTCGCTGTGACTAACCTCGCTATTTGTGTTTTTGAAGCTCCTCCCACGCTTTGTTGGCTAGGAAGATGGCGTCCTCAACCGGGTGCTGGGCCTTGAGCCCATGCAATGCGTTGAAGTCATACGTCTCAGCCGCGTAGGAGGCTAGGAAGGTAACGATGTAGTGACTAGTGAAGGTGTCTTTGTCCATATCACTTCCCTCTTTTGATCTCGGTTTTGATTTTTATAACCCTCAGTTCCTCACGTAAAGCCACTGACCTAACAACGCTTACTGTGGGATTCTGTCTGAGCACTTGCTCTTGAAGTGCGAGTGTGTCGTAAGGGTGTTCCATAGTCCTGCGCCACTTGTTCTCGCCCTTTAGCTGGTACTCGACCGCATATCGTTCGGGACCATACTCGATCTCAAGCATCACGCCGCCTTCTTAGGTTTGAAGTCCCACGACACAGCGAACGGTGGCTTGTACGTTGCATCTTCGATGTTCTCGACCACGTCCCAACCGGGGAACGTTGCGCTCAGTGCGCTCGTGACCTTGGACGCTCGGGTCCTAACCTGTTCTTCTGTGTCGATGTACGAGGTAAAAACGATGCCCTTCTCCGTCGTGAACTTGTCGATGAACGCTCCAAAGTTGGGCGTGGGTGGCTTGGTTTCGTCTGCCCCTTTTGTTCTGGGCAGGGTGATGTTTACAGCAGGGATCGTCTTGGGCGCGAAGACTCGCGTCAGCGGTGATGCTTGCATGGTTTTCTCCAGTTATGGGATGGGTTGGGGCTTATAACAGGCTGGTTAGCTTTGTTGCAGTTGCGCCGTTGATGACGGCTCTAATTCTTGCCGCCTCCGCCGTTTGGCAGCAGTCGAATGTAAGGTGTCTTGTTTCTCCGCCATGCACGATGGTCAGTGTGTAGAGCATCCTATTTCAACTTGTCTTTCAGGATGGCGTAGAGCTTAGGGTGTGACTTGGCCAACTCCCAGGCCACGGGCATGTATTTCGGCTTCTGCATACTATCTCCCTGTGCGGTGAGTCCGCAGTGTCTTGTACTTGGTCATGCGTCGGTTACGTTTACGCTTATTTACCTCACCGTTATCACGCACCACTGTGCAGCACGGGCAAAACGGTGTCCGCCCACAGAACATCTTGGAGCGGCTAGAAGTTACACGGCGTGGGTTGCTCTGCATGGTCGTTTTCCTAGTAGTTACTCACTGACCTAGTCGGCGTCGGTTGGTAGATGGCGTCACAGACGAGTTTCTTTGTCAGTGCCGCAAGTGCTGGGTAGAACATGACTGCGAGAATGACTGCGACTCCTGCGTAGTTCACGGGGTTACTCCCAGGTGTTTACAGGGTGAACTTGCCGTTTTCGTATGCATAACCCCATGCTGCTACGCCGGGGGCAATGGCAACCTTTTGCCACACCCTACGACTACGAATAAGGGAGTGCGCGTATTGGTGAGTTTGGGCATGGTGCAAGGCTTGTTCGTGCTTCACCTGATCTCCAGTGATGGATTTCCTAGTAGCGACTAGGAATGCTTTGCGTCACGCCTTGGAACGTGACCGGGCATTACACCGCACGGGGATTGTTTGCCCCGTGTATTCGTGGTGTCCTCTGCGTTGTGGTTACTTGGTTTCCGTTACTAGGTGGATGCCCTGTTCTTTCAGGCGATCCAGAATCCACTGTGTAGCAGTTTCAGAGCTGCGCCACTGGCTGTCTGAGTAGCGTGAGGAGTCCACATAGATATCGCCCTCATCATCCGTGGTTCCCGGTCGGATGGCCATTACTTTGCAGGATTCAGGTGTGGACTCAGTCACCGCGAAGCCCATTCTGCGGATCATGGACGGGTGAGCTAATGCGAAGGTAATGCGACCCATATCTAAATCTTGGTCAGCCGCTTTGACGGGAACCCTTATCTCGTGTCTGCCACTACCGTAGTTATTAGTTCCGCACCGTGCCAGCGCGGTTACTTCTACGCGGATGCCAGCAAACTCTAATGCTTGCACTAGTGACACAACCGCTGCACCTTTGGCCAGAATCGTGTCTGTGCTAACTGATCCTGATACGGAGCAATTGAACACAAGTCTTACATGCTTGGTTCCGATGGACTCAGTTGTGTCCGTCTCGAATCGTTGCCAGCATTCCGGCTCACCGTTGACGTATGCCGCTACATCTAGGCCGATGCCTTCCACGTCATAGGTGACGTGTTCCCGTTCCACCAGATCCGTTACCTTGTTTGTGATGGACGCGGACATACTTTGAACGATTGCCTCACCCTCGGCCCAACCGTCACGGGCCAGCTTGACTGCATCATTGAATGTCTTAGTCCCAGTCCAACTACTGTCACTAGACCGCGATGATCGTTCAGACTCAGAACGATTAGGGTTAGCACTAGGCTTGCAACCTTGGTCGATAAACTCGCCCCATGAATCGAATTCAATCTTGCCGTACTTGTATCCCTCTGTGGTGACTCGCATGGTCCTGCCTCCATTTGCGCGTCTGGGGTTGTGACCAGACTCCCGCATTACGTCTACCGGCAAACAATCCGGTAGACTCACTCTGCGTTTACTTGCTTTTGTTTGGTGTCGTGCTGTTACAAACGTGGGAGCGGGTTGGCAGCTAAGATTCGCGCCTTGCTGTCTGCGTCGAATCCTTTGAAGATGACCATGTCCGCTACCATGTCGGGTTTGAAGTCTCGGACCAGTCCCGCGCCCTTGATGCTTGCGCGTGGTGTGACCAGCAGTTTGGGGAAGTGCGTTTTAGCGTACCCGCGCGTCTTCTGTACCCAGTCAATCCACTTGGCCGCTTTGTCGTTCACTCCTAGGGCCAGGTCACGTTCTAGGGACTCGTCATACTCCCATGAGAGGAACACAAACCGCTCGCGGAATGCTGCATCCATCGGGCGACGTTCAGGGAACATCGGGTTCGCGCCGTATCCGGCTGTATTGCCCGTTGCGACTAGGACGAAGTCTTTGTGTTGATCGACTACGCCGCAAGGGAACGCCGCGCGTCCGTTCTCAAGTGCAGAGTTTAGCGCCGTGAGAAGGTTTGCAGATGCATTGTCCATTTCGTCGATGCAGAAGACTCCGCCGTCTTTGTAGCAGCGATAGAACTCCGTTTCGACATAGACGCCTGTCGCATTCATGAATCCAAGGATGCGGGACTCTGCTGTCTGAGCCGACAGTGAGATGTAGCCGTATCGGAGCGACAAAGCCTCGGCCACTTTGTTGGCCGCTGTAGACTTTCCAGATCCGGGAGCGCCCATCAGGTAGACGTTATGGCCTGATGCAATCAGGGTGAGCAACTTCTCAAAATGCTCATGCTGGCGACCTACATCCTTAGTCTCACCTGTCCGTTTGTTGTCTATGGTGATAACCTTGGTTGCGCCGTTTACAGCCGCCTGAATCTTAGCCTCAAGTTCTGCGGTAAGTTCGGACGCGCTAACCTTGATCTTACCTTCAAGGTACGGGAGCATAGCCGATGCCATGCTTGCGAATACATCGTTACTTGCTGCGGCCGATACCGTTGACACTGGTTTATTCTCCGTGGGGATCGTTTGGGTTATGGGTTTGGACTCGGTGGGAATCACTTCCCCCTTCTCTGTTTTGTCCGCGAGACGTTTTGCAAGATAGTCGGCATTCTCAGAAAGATCGGCGCACCGTGTGTGCCATGCCACTCCCTTTAGGCCATCCTGTCGCGCCGAACGTGCCCAACTAATTTCAGGGCACCTGTCATCGTTTTTGTCCCATCCGTTAGTCTGCCATCCCTTGAATGGTTCGTTGCAACGGGAGCATATCCCGTCGAACCTTGCGCGAAACGGCGCAATCGTTTTCGTTGTCGATTCCATCTCTAATCTCCTGTGAAGGTTTGTGTTTCTTGGCTTAGTCCGCCGTCTCTACTCACCAGATAATTGTTGGTGTCGTGGAATTTGTGGTGAGTACAGACGGCGGACCTAGTCGCGCACAGTGTGCGTTTTCAGTCCGTCGATAAACTTGGTTTGTTTCGTTGTTACGGTTCCCTTTAGCCTAAATCCTCAACCCGTGTTTACTCTACCCCGTTGTTTCGCTGGCTGTATTCTGCCAGGTTCATACTGTCAGGTAGACACTATCCGTGTCGCATCTAAGGAACCTGCATCCAGTGATTCGTAGCATGGTTATATGCTCGGCCATCCCAGATGACTACAGGAGTTTTCCGTCTCGCTTATCGTCTGCCCTTCTGAGGTGGCATCCGCGACACTCGCCAGTGTCCGCTTATAGGTTTCTCCGTTGTAGCTTTCCACTATCAAGCAATCGCCGTTCCCTACTCTTCCCACCAGACTCATAAGATGATGGGATATTTCACGTCTTAGAACCGTTTGGATCGTTCTTCTACTGGCCCGTTTTTCCGGTTACTCCTGAAGGTTGCTTATCCCTGTCAGTTTAGCCTCGCCGTTGTAGTGTCTCGCGTCCTACAGTGTCACTCGATTGTATGCCTTGTTAGTGTTTGTGGCAGTGGGAACCCGTTACTGTCTCGGTTTGCGTACCGTGGTATTTTGACCGCCGAATCCGCGTGTCTACCATCGTTCCCTTGCAAGGTTTGCTCACTTGCTTACTGCCTAGATTGTCAAAGAACCTTTGTTGCTTCCCGACCTTGGCCGGTGTCCCTTGGGTGTCTCTTGACTCCCTTGCGACTCACTTAGAGTCTCATGACCACCAAACAAAAGCAAGTGTGAATACACCTTTTTCTGAAGTATTTCATAAGTGTCTTTCTTTGCTATGAGATACAACGGATAAAAAAGGGTGTCGAGAAGATATCCACAAAGTTATCCACAGGGTGACGACTAGGGATGATGCTTCCCAGCTGCTTCCTAGCTACCCTAAAACATGCCTCTTTTTACATACCTTGATTCCTAGCTAAGTATATGACAGGGCTGTGCTTAGATCCTCTGATTTCATGCCTCTTTCGACCCATAGACAATGACTACCACTCAGAGACTACTGCACCCGCATACTATGCACCCGTACCGGATTGGTAGCGGAATAGAGCAATCCGCCCAGCTTGAACTAACAGACATAGATAAGAGGAGGCAGAGTATAGAGACACACACAGGGGGGATGTCCTATATAGGGGAAGACACACACACTCCTCTACTCACTCTCACCTTCTCTCACTGGGTTACTCACATAGTCCTTCACTAGGTCCTTTGCACTGCCACCCCATCACGACCCAGTCGCTACCTAGGATTGACTACGTATTCCTAGTGACTCGCCACTAGCTACAACGTGGTCACTAGGACTAGACTCAGTGTCTTACCCAGTGTCTTACTCCTACCCCGCACACTGTGCGCTACTCATTCACTACTTAGTCGTGACTCAGTGATGACTGAGAGACTATGGCGACTACCTAGGAACATCACCTAGTGCTAGACGGGGTGGATACTTAGTCGTGACTAGGTACTGCACGTGGTGCATGTCGTTGATACCACTAGGTATAGGTCATGGTAGGGCGTGGTCAAACACGGCGTAGGCGCGTCCATACCTCACAGCGCAGTACCATTTCTACACTCTGTTACGGGTTTCGTAGTTACCCAGTCCTAACCAAGTGTGACCAGGAGATCCCAGTGGGAGACCGAGGTGTCTCTCCTATATAGGGGACTTGTCTCTGCCTCTTATTCGGGGCGGGTAGGGTAATTACTAGGCGCACACTATGCGTTTTAGGTCAGTACGGGGTCGAGTACGAGGTATTATCTAGACAGATGCTAGAAATCCAGCAAACTAGACCTATACCAGCTATTCCTAAGCCAAGGAAGTACGGTTATAAGTCCTAGAAATAACTAGTCTTAGGACATATATGTCTTAGCTAGACTTCTTAGGGCAGAAATCAGAGGTACGACGGGGTGGGTACGGGGTCTCCGCCGGGCAAAACCGCCCCTACCCCTGTCTGGATTTTTATAGGGTTCCTCAGATCACTGTATACGGGTTACTTTGTGCTTGACTTTTCCTGCTGGGTCAGGACCAAGTCTCCCACCGGGACACGGAACCACTCAAGGTCAGTCCCAACGAGGCAGAGATCGACCTCGGTACCGTCATGGCTTACCCTTGTGACCTGGTAAACGGACTTCGATCCCACTCTGCCCACGAGGTCTCTGACTTTCGGAGGAGGCAGGGGCACGTTGGGTCTCTTTTTAGAGGGCTTCCCCATGTACATTTTTATACACGTTTGCGAAATTGTACTCTAACGGCGAAACGCGATTGTCAAAATGCATAGATGCTCTAAAGTGTGGCCAGTGAAGAAATTTGTCTGCGGTTGGGGAAAAGGGTGAGGGCTCTACGCAAGGAACTTGGGTGGAGGCAGGATGATCTGGCTCAACATTCCGGCCTATCGCGGACCTACCTCAGCAATCTGGAGAGGGGCAAGAAGAATCCTTCTCTTCGATCACTGGAGATCATCGCTTCATCTTTCGGTAAGAATGTTTGGGAGCTGCTCTACAAACTTTGAAACGCACAGTGTGCGGACTCTGTTCAGGATGGTCAACTGTTCACGTTTCATGAACAAGGTCGGACTGTGAACAGACCAAAAAAAGAACCCCCTAGGCAAAAAACCTAGAGGGTTGTGTTGTTTTTTGTTGCCAGTGACAGCTTACACTATGCGGCCTTTCCGTGCCAGTGTTCAGCCAGAGCTTTCCTATCCTTGTCGGCCGCAGAGTCCTTTTCCTTCACAGCCCGTTCTACCTCTGCCTCTATGAATGGGAGGAGATCTGTCATTAGGGCAGACACATGGTGACCCATGAGCCCCCGCCTGCCGCGACCCACAGAACTCTCATAGGTGAAGTTCTCCAGGAGACCCTGAAGTCGCCCAGAGACAGTGTCACCAATCGGTGCCTCACTGGTCGTGACTGTGTTTCCTACTTGCGGAGAGGGCTTTCTGTTTAGAGGGTAATAGAACTCTTCGAGATGACGGGCATGGATCGCCTTTACACCCCTGGTTGCCGGGCAGTACAGAACGTAGTCACCGGCTTCCATAAGCTTTACGTCACTTTCACCCACTACCACAAAAGGATCATCATGCTGAAGGGCAAACACAGAGATACCGGGTCCGCGCTTTGTGAAGTGCTCCGTGCCGGCCGCCCTGATGAAGCCGCCGTCTAATCGGGTGAATGTTTTCATGTCAGTAGACCTTTGTGTTGAAGAGATTGTGTACAACTGGGAATAAATTTTTGGAACCCCATTCTGGGAAGAGGCAGGATACGGGAACGTCTAACGTCAACTCCCCTGTGGAGGCATACGGGGCGTTCGCTACGGAGTCAAGTACACGGTTCACGGCGGCGTCGGCCTCAACGTTGAACCTGCGAGGGATGTACCGGTAGTGAAGGTGAGCCCCGGATGAATTGAGAAGACGTTGGATGAGGAATTGAATATCTCTGAGATTGAAGTCCTTAGTAGCCCACTCTGCATTCATCTGGTTCACTAGGAGCTTGGAGTCTGAGAGGACCAGGATATTTGCCCCGCTGCCCACTATGGCAGGTTTATCCTCGAACTTCTGGTCAGCAAGAAACGACGAGAACAGTTCAAGCGCCGTGTACTCAGCTACATTGTTGGTTGCCGTGCCTAGGAACTTAGCCTGGGTTCTAACGTGCTGTCCCGCAATGGATAGGGCGAATGCCGATGCTGACGGCCCTGGGTTTCCACGAGAGCCCCCATCAATGAATACAACAGCACCTCGTGTGAGGCTCTCTGAATCAATCATAGAAACCAGTATACAACATATTTTATTTGGTGTCAATATGATTAGGGCTGTTGAACACAGAAACTACTCGTCTACAAATTTCGGTTGGAATCAACACTATAAATTATGTTGACAATACACCTATTTCCGGGGAGAATCTAGGTGAAGACACGAATACGTTTCAGGCCGAACCACTTATAGGAAGCCAGAAAACAACAGTTTGGGAGGGATTTTTATGGCAATGGTAAATATTGATAGCGCCGGGCGCTTCGGCACTGCTTTTCACGCAGCTCTAGAGAAACAGGGTATGTCTCTGGTTGAATTCGCGCGACAAATAGATGGGAGCTACGAGTACTACAGGAAAGTTCTGCGTGCGCAGATGTTTCCCAACAAACTCCTGCTTCCTAAGATTTGCAAGATGCTGAAGATGAACGTATCTGAGGCTGAGATCATGATCGACCAGGACAAGCTTGAGCGTCGGTTGGGGAAGAAGGCTTTCAATGCAGCCACCGGTCGTAGTCCACACGCCAGTGAGTTCGATGCCCTGATACCTCACCTAACGGAACAGCAGATCATGCAGATCATAGTGCAGATGAAGGCGATGATCCGTCAGCAGAACAAAAACTAGTACTAGAAAGCTCGGCCTGAGGGACCGAGTTTTCGTTTACAAAACATCTCGACACTTGACATAATTTGGTGTTTGAGGCAAACTTTCATCAAGGTAAACATTCATGTCTAGCATCATTCAATCAATAAGAGCGCAAGAGGATGCTCTCACCGTCCCAAAGCTGGCTAAGAAACTTTCAATCTCATCGAAGACCCTCTACGGATACGTGGTCAGTGGCTCACTACCTTGTTTCCGAGTAGGGTCTTCGATTCGCCTTGACCCTAAAGTTGTTGCGGACTGGTTGGAAGCCAGAAACATAGCTGCATGAAATCACCAAGACATCGCGTTTATCTTGGCCCTAAGCTCGGGCGTCTCGGCCGGACGAAGGTACCGCATGGTGGTAGCGATGTCACTGTGTCCCATCAACTTCTGTACAGAGCGAATGTCAACTCCCTTCCTCAGCAAGGTGGTGGCGTACGTGGCTCGGAACTTGTGAAGAAACCAATCTTCGCATTCCTTGTGTTGAACACAAGAATCACATTTCCTACAGGACAGTCCGGCCTTGTTTACCTGCCTCTTTAGCTCTCTCAGAAGATGAGTGTTGGGGCGATCCGTGGAAGTGCCGGTGATAAGTTTCTTGTTGCCATGTGTCTTTTCATACTCCCTCAGCAGATCCACTAGATCATCAGTCAGGGGCAGGTCCCTCTCCTCACTGTCCTTTACCTTGAATTGGTATTTAGGCTTTGACCGAACGCGGAGAGTTTTCGCCTCCCAGTCGATATCAGGCCATTCGACGTGCATAAGCTCCTGCTCTCTCAGGCCGCACTGTAGGGCAGTCTTGTAGGTCACGGCCTTCTTCATTGTCTTCAACGAGGCAAATAACGCTTTGATCTGTTCGCTCGTGTACGCTTCAGGGAGAGTCTTGTCATATTTAGGGGCCTTGTCGGGGAACACCTTCTCATCCAGACCAGCGAACCTGAGCAGGGCACACACTCTCGTGTAGCGGTTGTATATGGTCCGAGGTGCCAGTTCTCTTTTACGAAGAGCTGCCTGGTGCTTCGTGAAGTCCGCTAGGGTTATCTGGTCCACAAACTGCTTTTCAACGATTGATAGGAATTCCTCTCCGGCATACAGATTTACCTCTGCTGCCTCGTCAGCACCCCTGTCCCGCGCGTCACGTACAAATTCCATGAGCACGTCTCTGAGTTTTGCTCGTTTGTTCTCCTCTACAATCTTGGCCCCAGCATCGTCCGCTACCTGCTTTGCCACTAGTAGCCTCTCGTGCTTCAGGGCGGCAGTCATCGCGGCTTGTGCGTCGTTACCCACCGGCATGTACTTGGCCTTGGAGCCCTCGTAATACCTAAGCTCATAATGGCCGATGATGTACTCGGTAGGAAACCCATTTTTGAGGGCAAAGTTCGGCCTGATCCTCCCATTCTTTCCAACGACAGCCTTGTACCTTCTCCAACCAGATTCGGTTTTACAGAGCCGCATCAGCGTTACTGCCTTGTTTGCCATGTCCTGACCTCTAAAAACATAACAAAAACATAACAACGAAGGTTTCACGTGTCAAATATATGCGTTTTTACTGGGGTTTTGGAGGTATGGTCTTAGAATCCCTCCCTCTCCGCCGACCCTCCCCCTAAATAACTGAAAACAGTACCAAAGGCGCTAAAACAAAGGGGTTTCGCCACTTTTACGTTTGTTACGTTTGTCTGTAAAGTCTGCCCAAATCACGCCCTACATGGCAAAAAACATGACAAAGCTTACAAAACATGACAAAGGAATCCTACGGGGTGGGGACGGTGTCTTTGAAGATGTGGATATAGAGGTTATCACTGAGGATCTGTGCGCCGTGTACGGCTGTGATCTTTGCCCTGGTCATATCATCGGTTCCGACGGCCTTCCTGTTCTCTGTTCCCACGAGTGCCACCGCATCGACTCTGACGCATAAAGAAAACGCCCCAACCGGTTAGGGTCGGGGCGCTGTGCTGACTGAGTTGTTGTTTAGCGTAGGAATGCTTGCTTGGCCTTCTCGACAAAGAGGAGTGTCGCAGCGATGTCTCCTTGGTCACTCAGGACTTTGTTCTGTCCATCCTTCGTCCGGTACAAGATCACTACCCCTTCTGCGTTGGCTGCCTCTTTAGCGAACTCTTCATTGACGCACTGCGCGAAGTTCTTAGGTTGCCTCTCAACAGGCTTCCCCCTGAATGGCAGGATGCGGGGACCGAGGATCTTCTCCACGACTTCAGCGGGAACCGGTACCATCTCTACATCTATAATGGTCGCTCCGTGTTTAGGGACGAACATTGGTTTAGACTCCAGTTGATCCAAAACCATTACCCCCTCTCTCACTCTTCCTCAACTCGGTCACTTCGACCACTTCCCCGGTGAGAACTGGTACCGGGACCATCTGTGCGATCTTGTCTCCGGCCTTTACGTGGTAACCGTTAGGAGCAGATGTGGAGAAGTTGTCCCCACTACGCTCTCCCGTCTCATGGCTGATAGAGTGCCCCCAGTCATCTTGGTTGTTCGTCATCAGGACCACGATCTCCCCTGTGTAGCCGGCGTCGATTACACCACCGCTGGTTACGATGCCCTTGGCCGCCATTGAGGAACGGTCACGGATGAGCATTCCTAGTGGGGAGATTCTTTTTCCCACTTCGTTGTTCGGAAATACTAGGTGCTCGGTTGACTCTGCCTGTGCCGCAATCCCTGTCCTCACCTTAGTCACCACTCCGTAGCGAAGAACGGTGTTCTCCAAGGCGTACAAGTCATAACCAATGTCTGTTCCCGCGTGGGCCACAGTGGGGAGTTTTGCGTCGGGGTCAAGCCGCTGTACGTTCAGTTTTTTGTGCATTGCGTTCGGATCTCTCTCTGTAAAGTTTATTGAATCGTGCTATGAATTGTTCCCGTGCTGTCTCCGGTGGAACGGGGAGGATGAAGTGGTCGAAGGGTATTGCTGTATCTGCCCAAGGTTTTACCTGTTTACCCATGAGGTCACGCTGTTCTGTGAGCAGGGCTCTCGCGTCGGCTTCCTTGACTTCTTTCGAGTGGTTTAGTGCCAGGTCATACTTACTTGCTATGACTTTCCAGATGTTGTCCTCGATCTCGCGGAAACCCTCCACTAAACCGGAGTGCTTGATCGGCCGAGGAAGGTCCGTAACATAGGCTTCCGTTGCGTCGTGGAGAAGGCCCTCAAGTTCCAAATCAGTGGGGACCTTGTAGCTTACAAGCATGGAGTGTTGAGCTACACTGTAGAACTTCCTAGTGTGACCGGCGAATCTACAAAGGTTAGACAGTGCGTGCGCAATATCGTGAATGTCGATCATGTTTTCAGTTGGGTTCAGTACGGAGAAGGCTTTTCCCGACGCCGTTTGAATCCACGGATCTGTGTATCTATTTGGTTGGTACGTCATATTCTCTCCTGTGCCTATTTTTTCCAGTAGTCCGCCACGCGGCCGTCCGACAGCATGGAAACCTTACTAAGGAACTCTGCTCCTGCACGCTTGAATGCATCTTGTATTAGGGCTAGGCCGGCTTCAGCATTTCTACGAGGGAAAACTACGATAATTTCATCGTGGACCATACCCTTAGCCTTGCCTCCGAGTAGTGGTAGAGTGTGCCATAGGTAGGGTTTTCCATCTGGGTCATACCCAGACCCGCAGGCAAGTTTGATGATGGTGGCGTTGAGGGACTGGATCTTGAGATTCTTACCGCGTCTTTCAATGCTTCCGTACATACCACGGAGTGCTGACTTGACCGCCCACTCTTCCGGCCGCATGTCTTCCAGTTTTAGCTTTGTCCCATCGTTCAAAAGCAGCTTGCCTTTTTTCTTCAGGGACTCGAACATCCTCTCCTTTGCAAGTTCCCTTGCTGAGTTGAAGTCAGGACGGTTGAATAGTCTGCGGCGTCCACACTTAGACCGTGACTCCATCTCTTTCACAGCTTGCTTTCCTGAGTTCTCCAAGTATGCCCATACTTCAGGATTGGCAGCCTCGTGCTTTCTCATCAACTCCTTGGCTTCCACCTCCGTCTTACCAATGGCCTCACCTAGTGCAGCAGGTCCACCGCCGTAGGCGAGAAGGAAGTTAGTGGCCTTGTTGTCATCACGGAGTGTTTTGTGCCCAGGGCATTTGCACTTTTGGTGATCCTTCTCGTAGTAAGCGCATCCCGGTTGTGTTGCGGCGGACCACTCTTCCGGGTACAACAACTCGGTTCCTACCGAGTGCAAGTCCCATCCGTTGTTGAATGAGTCGATCCACTGTTTTGACCCTGACTCCTCAGCAATAATGCGTAATTCAGCACCGGCCATGTCGCAGCTCACCACAGCGTTTTCTTCCGGTTTTACTTCGCATTGAATGCTGCATTTAGGGCACCACCATGCACCTTCCCTTCCCACAACTAGTTCATCGCATACTGTGCAGACAAGTACATCGGGGTTGGGCTCGTCCGCAATGAAGCAGGCCCTAAGACGTTCATCCGCAGGAAGATTTTGTGAGTTCGGTTTCACCGATGAGGTGCGACCGGTTTCTGCCTCAAGCTGATTTATCGTTGAGTGGATCTTCTTCGTGTAGGGGTTTACCCATCCAGTCTCAGCACCCGGCTTCGACTCGTACTCTGTGAACCACTGCGTGCCATACGTCTCCAACAGCTTTGCGTATGTTCGGTGATCCCTAAGGGCGGAAATGACTGGGATATGCTCCAGTTTCTTCAACACTCCATCGTCGGTGCTAGGAAGGTTCGTTTCGTTGAAGCCTTTCATCTTCCTTAGAGCAGCAACCAACTGAGGGTTGGAGCCATAGTTGATGGCGGCTTCTCCTATGTAGCTATCAACCGCCTTGGTGTTGTCGGATATCTTCTTCCGCATCGCCATGTAGTGCTTGCGGGACTCGGCCGCCCTAGCCTTCCTAGCAACCTGCGTCTCTAGTAGTTTCTTCCTAAGAACATCTTTCTGGTCCTTGTCCTTTGTGGCCTTTATCTGTGCCTTGGTAGCTACCTCTTCGGGGCCATCGAAAGTCTGTGACTTCCACGCGGCCAGAAGTGGTTCAAGGTCGGTGCCGTCCAGCTTCTTATTTCCTACCACCGGTAAAAAGTTGGTGTCGAGTGTTTTTATCGACTCATCGTACCTTGCCTGCCACTCGTCAACCAGGTCTTTCCATTGTTTCCTGTTGATGTTCCAACCATTCAGGTGAATGTCTACGAAGAACCCTACCGCGTCGTTCTCAATGGTGGTTACCCGCATGAGTTGGTCAGCAGTGAGTTCTGGGATCTGTTTCGCCTTGATCGCAATCGGCATCCTCAAATCAAGGCAACCGTAGATGATCTGATCTTGGGTTATGGGGTTCACGAGGTCGAAGGTGGTCTGTTGCGTCTTGTCCACCGCTACACCGAAGTACCGCGCTACCATGTTAGCCAGGGAAAAGTAACGGAGGTCCTTGAAAGTATGAGCGCCGGCCACCTTGATCTTCTCTGCGATGTCGATTGAATAAACATTCCACAACCGCATCCCGAAGTTCCATGAAGACACCATGTACTCGAATGGAAGGTTCTGCCCGATCTTGAGGAACGCTTTGGAGTCGAATGCAGGCCCTACAACGTCGATGATAGGCTTTGCCCACCGTGAGAGCCTAAAGTCTCCTTGGCCGGCAACAAGGGCCTCTGTGGAGCCAGCAAAGGGTAACAGGTCGATCATGTACTGTTCGTTCTTGTCACCTAGTTGCAGTGTGCGTGCTTTACGCTCGTGAAAGACATCCACCACGTTTGTTTCGTAGTCGATTGCGAACTCCGGTGACGATTGTTCGGAGATCCTCTCAAAGTATTTCTTCACCTTTTCCAGCCCAGCCCCATCTGTAACCAATGTGGGGTTGAGTGCCGGAGTAAGGGAGCCTGGGTTCAGGGGTTTCAGTTCGGCAATTTCCATATAAATTACAATACACCGTTTTTAGTATGGTGTCAAGGTGTATACTGGATGCATGAGGAAAAGGAAGTCATACGGTTTCGGAACCTGGGGAATGTCTAAAGAGGCAAGGAAGTATCAACTAGGGTGCACACCATGCGCTAATTGCCAGTCATACAGCCATTCCAAATGTCGCCCCCGGCTCGACGGAACACTTTGCAGTTGCTCATGTGAGCACGCGGAAACTAACAGAGCTATTCACGAGGCCGAGGCGAAGATCGCAGGCAAGAGCATAGAAGATATGCCTGTGAGAGACTCAATGGCTCACTTTTACCCGGTAATCTCCAAGAGGATGCTAAATTTCTGAAAGTAATGAGCTTATAAAATAGTTATGAAAATGATGAAATATTACTTGACACCAAATCCAAAACGGTGTATGCTAAAGTAGTTGACCCGGTGTATATACCCTATATATGTACTATGTATAGTGTGCATTGTAACTATCATTGTTATCTATCACTTACACTGGTACATTCACTGTCCACCCTTTACCTATGCATGTATTCTCTACTTCAGTGTTCTATTTCCCTTATATTCAACACTTGTAGATATTATTCACCAGTATTCATGCACAGATCGCAGTTATTTCATTCACACGCACTACTGCAAGTTCATTATATTCAACAGTTTAGAGACATGAAAGACCTCTACACTCCAACCAAAGGAGGCAGAAATGGCGAAAAGCGACTATAACCACCTCAAACCGTGGCTATCTAAACTACTGAAAGACAGTGGGTTACCTGTGTACAGGGTGGCAAATAGGGCGGGGTTGACCCGAAGTACCCTCTACTACTGGATGAACGATAGGTACCGGCCAGAAGGGGACGCCTTTGCCAAAGTAGTCAGGATCTTGGCCGACGAGCTGGGGAAAGACTACAACAACCTCTACATGGAAGGGCTCTCCAAGTTTACCCCTCGACAACCAGGAAGACCTAAAGGTGAAGCAGCTACAACAAGATCGGTGACCACCCGCCGAGCATAATCCAACAAACACAAGGAAACGGAATGACAGAAAGAATAGAAGCAGATAACCCCTTCGGGGAGTGGCTTCAGACCACACTAGACGAGAAGAGGTTATCTGTAGGGGAGTTTTACCAAAGAGCTTTGATTAGCAGAGCAGCGGTGTACCACTACTTGTCGGGGCGCAGGGTCCCGGATCAGTCGGTACTGACTAGGATTGCTTCTGCTTTAGGGGTAGATGAGAATGAGTTGCCACCGGTTACCCTAAAGAAAGTAGGCAGGCCGGCACGCAATAGCTACATCTCGTAACTGGGAACATCAAGGCGGACGACGGGGTCAGAACCAGGCGGCCCCGTCAAACTTGCTTCAAATAGATCAATCTCAATGTGGCAGGGGCAAGCTGGTATGCATTTAGTACAGCATGGTGCGTCGCAAAATGCACAGGTTGAGAACAGGTCCGTAGGGAGTAAGGTTTTACCACATTGCCCTGAACATATGTGCAGATCAGTGGCAATAGGTTGGGTAAAAGAGATTACTTCAGATGTGCTGTCGGATTGTTTTTCTTCTACGTTCATGTGGATTGGCCTTTTTGTTTGCTGCGTTTTATGAAACTGAGGTTAGCACGGCTTTCACCAGTTGATTACATTTCATTTATCCCACTTTTGATGTATTTACGCCCTCCGCTAAACGGTTGCTATACTCCCTTTTTTGTTTGGTGTATAATATACACATGGGAATTGATAATGACCTTGCATCACGGCAAGAAGAGATGCGCGAGAGGTGGGCGGACAAGAGGCGGCACCCTAAGTCATGGAGGTTGATTAGTTCGGACGCAGGGGAGTTGACAGACATCAACAAGGTGTTGAACAAGGGGGTTAGATGCAGGATATGCAGGAAGAACGTAGCAAGGGTTTCCAAAAGAACAGGCGAGATCATGCCGTGCAACTCTTGCAGGAATAAAAAGTACCTAGCAAAATTGGCTGCCTAGTCGTCACTAATCCTTATATTATGCACGGGAAAACTTTCTCATCATTTAGAATGAGGCACTTATGCATAGGTCAGTCCAAACTAGTCAATTTCTAGTGATATACTAGAATAGTAAGTGAGATTGAGAGAGAAGCATCAGTGAGGGCTATTGAGCCCTCTTTTTTATTGTCTCGACATCGCGCTCCCCTCCCCTCCTGAAGTGCCCACGCGCACAGAAGGGTTGAGCGCCTTGCTACGCCGCCTGTTACTAGTACAGGAGAACGGCTAAAGGGGTTCCGAAAGGACCCCGCAAGTTTTACCTTACCTAAACGCACACTGTGCGCTAGGTTGGTGCCGTAAGTCTCCGGCCAAAAGAGATCATGTCCCTAAGTGCTTTCACTAGGGTTATCTGACACGCCAAACAAACAAGCGTACAGAACGGGGCCTACTACGGCCCCACACTTCAAAACGAGCGCGGTTGTCGATAATGCCGCTTGCTTGCCCACGCCGGAGGAACCCGGTGACAGCATGGGACCCTACGGGGTCCCTTTTTGCTGCCTCAATAACACACAAAGGAAAACAAAGTCATGAGTGGTAGCAACTTCCTTCCCGGTAAGGGAAGAAATGGTAAGATCCCTGGTTCTGAGGTGGGTTCGACGCCTACACCAACCCCCGCAATCAACTCCGGCACTAAGTTGGGAACGATGTTTCCTAACGTGGTTGTGTCCCCCAATGGAAAGTAAGGAAAGACACCAATGAGCACTACACCCAATCTTTCACTTATGTTGTTCGCTGCTGGTACTGAGGATTGGGATTCTGGGATGAACTCCAACCTCACGGCTGTAGACACTGCTCACGCATCGGTAGCCACCTTCAATAAGCTCAACACCGCCACCATGACGACCCCAGCGGTACCCGTAGTAGATCTCAGCAATGGCAGAATAGTTCGCATACCCCTCACGGTAACAGCTACGTCTTGTACTGTGCAGAACGCGGCCGGGCTAGCAGACGGTGAACTCACTGTCATCATCGAGCAGCCTGCTGGTGGAAACTGTGCCTTCAACTGGCCCTCCCTGTTCCAAGGCGCTGGAGACCTCTCGTCCACTTCCGGAAACCTCGGCGCGAACACCATCTCGATTCAGAAGTTCATCTATCACTCCGCTCTAGGCAAAGCCTATGCGAGCGGACCTTTAGTCACAGGAGCTAAGTAATCATGACTAAGTTTCTTAGAGCCCTGGTTGCTGCACTCGCCTTAGCAACACCGGCTCTCGCGCAGGACATATCCGCCAGAACTGTGAACTACGGCAATGGCAACGTTGTGTCGGAGACATCTGGTAATGGTGCTCCATCTGACGTATGTACTGGGCTAAAGTCCTACACACAGAATGACGCCACCCTAGGTGCAAATGTCTGGAAGTGTGTAAGTGGCCACATGAGGCAGCAAGGAAGCACTAGTAATATAGCTTCTACGGGACTATTGGCTGACTATAAATTCCTGGACGGAGCGGGCACTACGGTATCCGACTCTAGTGGAAACGGTAATGACGCTACTCTTACTGCTTCACATCTTCCAACGTGGGTCCAGAACGGCCTACAGCTCTCTACAAATACACAGAGCGTGACATTGCCCGCTGCTGTGAACACTGCACGTACCGTAGAGATTCAGGCGTGCCCTGATTCTATGCCGGCTACTGGTGGTATTTTCAAGACGAACCAATACCCCATGTTCATTGGTAGTTCACTCGGGATGACCGGACTGAACCTACTCTATGCTGGGGCGGGTAATGGTGTTTACCAAATCGGTATCGCAGCAGGCGGTGGAAACCAAGACCTCACGACGCAAACAGTAGCTGGTTGCCACATGTACACCTACACACTTGGTACAGGGGGTGGTGTCCTCGATCACCTGTACATAGATGGAACCGAGGTTGCGTATACACAGCAGGGTTCTAGTGCCGGTAAGCAAACTAGTGGTAATTTGTTCTTTGGTAATAGCGCAGTATCACCTTATGGATCGTCCGGTTTCATAGGCACAGTCTACCGTCTCCGCTTTTTGTCTAGTCAGTTGACGAGCGGTCAGGTAGCTTCTGATGCGAACGTCATGTTGTCTCAGGCACTGGCGCGTGGGGTGTCTCTGTTACCGCAGCAGTATTTACAGATAACACCACAACTCCATATTGTTGGCGATTCCCTGTCCTGCTCGTGGAATGGCACAACCTGCAATACCTCTTATTCTTGGGCTTCGCAGTTGATCCTGACCAACCAACCTACCTACACCATCACTAACTGGGGTGTGTATAGTGCGCTCATGCAGGCTATGCAGACATCGGAACCCTGGCGGGTTTCGCCATACTGCAAAACCAATAACGGACCGTCTGTGGCAATAAATGCGGGAGCTACAAACGACCTACAGACCTACACCGCCTCTAACGTTGTAAAGACGGCAGCATCATTGGCGCAGTCGTTGCAGGCCGCTGGATGCACACCGTTTGTCACTACTATCCTAAGCAGAGTAGGAAACAGCAACGTTGCTGGAACACCCACCAACGACGCACAGAAAAACTCCTACGACGCTCTCCTGGCTGCGCAGTGGAAGAGCCTGGGGTATAAAGGTCTCATTGACTGGGGAGCCGATCCAAATCTCGGCGCGGATGGAGCATACGCAAACACCACCTACTTCCTTGCAGACGGTACTCACAATACGGCTACCGGAGAAGCGAGAAAGGCGGCGATTGCCAGCAACACGCTCAACTACTACTACAGCCAGTACAGCGAGTCTAGTCCTCACGTAATTACAGCGAGTGCGACATTGACGAGTGCAGACTCCGCAGTAAGCATCGGTACACTCTCTGGTGCAGTTGCGCTGGTTATGCCTGACTGCACCGGTCCTACAGGGGCAACCTATGTCATTGCGAACCCCCAAGCTGCGCAAGCCGTAACGGTAGCGGGAGGAGCATCGCAACCGATCAACGGTCTTACTACAGCCATAACTATACCTGCTAACTCTACGGTGCGTTTGACAGATGTGGCCAACCCTAGGTCAACCTCTGGTTGTCACTGGATTATGTAAACACCTAGCGGCCTGCTACCACAGGGGCCGCAACACTTCTAAGGAATCCCTATGAACTTCGACAAACCATTCTGGAGAACCGTCCTCCGGGATTCCGACGGCACTGCTAGTTCCTCCCGTCTCCTAGTAACCGCCGTAGTCTCGGCATCACTGGGGTGGGGTTCTTACCTGGTCGTCTCCAATAAAGCTCTACCTGACCTAAGCCTTCTAGCTGGGTTCATTTCCTACACCTCACTTTCTCTTTACGGAGTAAATCGCCTAGCATCTGCGGCCACAGATTACATCAAGCGTCCCAAGAGTGATGTAGACGATACAAAGTGACAAGCGTGCTTACTGTCTAAACTAACGTCCCCAACCCCTCAATGAAAGAGGCAGAACAGCGCGATGGGGAGTAAATCACGCTCATTTACCACACTGTAGGAACTATGTCAGAAGAGATCGTCCTAACAAAAACTGAAGAGCTGTACGACAAGGTCAAAAAGGGAGAGAAATTAGACACCGACCAACGTCGTGATGTTATTTCATTTCTGATGGCCACCGAGCCCAGCATGACAAATGCTGATATGGCTCGTCTCTTCAACCTCAGTGAGGGGATGATTCGCAAGGACAAAGACATCGTCCGTAAGCGGATGGCGGAAGACATATCCAAGGAAGACGTTGGACTTGTCATCGGTGACATCCGGCGCACCTATGAACGGTTCATCTCTGACATTCAAAAAGTACTGAGTGACAAAAAGCTTTGTCCCCCAGGCACCAAAGTTTATCTCGACTATCAAAAAGCACTGGTGGACTACCAGCTCAAGATTGTTGAGGCCCTGCAAAGTCTTGGTCACTACCCAAAGAACATCGGGACCATGCAGCAGACAAAGTTTATCTTCAAGTCCACCGTGTCCAAGGATGGCTCTGTTTCTACGGAGCCTCTGGACCCCACTAAGAAGTTCAAGACCATTGAAGGTAAGGTGCCGCTTGCGCTCGCAGCCTCCGACCCTGAAGATGACGCACTTCGTAGGGCTCTAGAAGACGAGTACGGAGAGACTCCCAGATATATGGCTGACAACTCCGGCGAAGAAGATTACGAGCGTGAGCCGTAACCAGGTTCCTCGGTTTGAGGTCAACCGTCCTAGCGAAATCCTAGGACGAGCGGAGCAAAAGAAGGAAGTGGAGCTAATCCTCCCTCCTTCTCACCCAAAACAAGCCGAGCTTATCAACGCATTCGACGCGCGGAAAGATCCTGAGCACCCTGAACTGGGTGCCATCTACCACGAAGATTATCCGGGTTTCGCAGACCTTCCCCGGTATTACCCCGACCTCCGGTTCATCGCTGGTGCGTGCGGGTCAAAGTTTGGAAAAACATACGGCTGCTCTATCCGAGTGGCAAAGGAAGCGTGGGACAACCCCGGCTCACTAAACTGGTGGGTCGCGCCATCCTACAAACAGGCAGAGATCGCGTTTCGCCTGGTGAAGCGACTTCTGCCGAAGTCGATGTATAACCCCCGACCGTCGGACCTAAGGATTGAGGTCCTGGACCCGGATGGTAATCACTACAGCGACATCGAGTTCAAGTCTGCCGACAACGACGACAACCTTAGAGGATTCGCCGTAAACTTCTTCGTCCTAGACGAGGCTGCACGTATCTCACGCGCTGCTTACGACTCTGTGATGACAACGACCACCCAGACTGATGGTCGCGGGATTATCATCTCGACACCAAAAGGAAGAGGTTGGTTTTTCGATGAATACCAAAAGGGAGAGAAGTCACACCTTCTAGAAGGAACTGAAGACGACTACCCAGAGTGGTTGAGTATTCGTATGCCGACGTGGGCAAACCCCACTGTCAAAGCAGCGCGAATCATGACGCTCAAAAAGAACATGCCTTCGGACGTGTTCGAGCAGGAGATTGCCGCCCGATTCCTCTTAGAGTCGGCCGGAGTATTCCGTGGTGTTCGTAACTGCATAAAGGACGGCCTTGTAGACGCTCAAGGGAAGCCTCTTTGGGAGAACCCTATTGAGGGACACCGTTACGTCATGGGTGTTGACTTGGCCCGTAAGCGTGACTACAGCGTCATCATGGTGTTCGACACCAAGCGCAAGCACCTTGTCTACTATGACCGCTTCAACGCTCTTGAATGGTCCATTCAGAAGGCACGCATCGTCCAAGTCGCTAAGCGGTATAAGGCACGGGTAGTAATCGACTCTACCGGACTTGGTGATCCTATTTGCCAGGACATCAAGAACGCAGGGGTAAACGTAGAGCCCTTCATCTTCACATCACGCTCTAAGCAAGAGGTTGTAGAAAAGCTAAGAGTATCCCTTGAGTTTGGCCACATATCGTTTCCTAAACTCCCCGTTGTTGTTAGAGAACTTGAAAACTACGAGTACAAGATCAACTCCAACGGGAACATTTCCTACAGCTCCCCCTCAGGGCAGCACGACGATACCGTAATGGCAATGTGCTTGGCCAATTGGGGGATGTCTCAAGCCCCTCTCATCTACAGAGCCCGTCAGGTACGGGGACTCTAAGACTCTCCAAGAAAGCATTTATGGACTTAGGAATCACACTGACAGTTAGAGATAAACCACTAAGGCGAGACGACGTAGATGTTAGCGTCGTCATCGCCCACCGTGGACCTGAGATGGGTTTGTGGCTGACCATTGAGAGCTGCCAGATGGCCCTGCAACACAGCGGCCTGACCTATGAGTTCGTTGTGGTCGTAAACGGGGAGAAGGAACTTTCCCTTGACCTACAAGCACAGAAGCACTGGCTAACTAAAGCCGGACTCCTACAGGACTTTGTCCACGTACCTGAGAACCTTTCACCCCCAAGCGCCCGACAGATAGGAACATGGTCGGCAAACGGAAAGTACCTGTTCTTCCTAGATAACCACTGTCTCGTAGAACATTCATACTTCACCCGCGCAGTTGAGTCGATGAAGAAACACAACATCGGGGTCCTCCACTCCACGACTAAGTTCTGGACCGGAGACGACATTTTCTACGAATACCACATGGCATTCAAGCGCCACTTCTGGGTAGACAAGTGTCGAGAGGACGCGGTCAGTAGCACAGATCCCTACCAGGTTGGCGTAGCCGGCCACGGTGGGTTCGCCGTGACCCGCGAAGTGTGGGACAAGGTTGACGGTTACTGGATGGGCTTTGAAGGCTATGCCGGTGAGGAGCCCTACTTCGACCTGAAGTGTTGGAGACTGGGAATCCCTGTGTGGATCGACCCGCTCATGGTTCACCGCCATTGGGCAGGAAAGCGAAGCTACAACAGGCACTATACCGACGACTACATAACCAACCTTCTCATGGCCGCTCACATGATCGGTGGGGAGAAATGGCTGTACGACGTTAGTGATTCATTCCGATCCTCAACGCGGGTGCTTACACAGGAATGCCGGGAACCCAAGCCAATCATTGACTTGGTTGAGACAGCCTACAACCGCAGCAAGCAACGTGCTGATTGGATCAACCTGCACAGTGTGCGGGACTTTGAGCAGTGCCTAGCGCACTTCTCTGAAAACAACATAAGAATCTAGGAAACCAAACATGCCGCCATATCAGGAAACCGGAATCAAGAGCGGCCTTGCGTCACATGTTAGTAGCAAAGTGTCGATGGCTGTATCAAACGTTGGGGCTGGCGGCGTCACTGAGGAAGAGAAGCACAAGGCCGAGATCGAAAGGTTGCGAAGTACCCACCCGATTTACAACCGGTACAAGCAATTGTGGGACTTCTACCTAGCCTCTTACGAGGGGGGACGCTCATTCGCCAACCAGGACAACCTGTTCAAGCACGTAAGAGAACAGTCTCAGGACTTTGAGGATCGCGGTAAGAGGGTTTACTACCAGAACTTCATCTTCCCTATCGTAGACTTTTTCACTACATTCATCTTTTCCGAGACTATCCACAGGGACGGCGGAAGCAATAAGGACTGGTACAACGAATTCGTCAAGGATGTGAACAAGAAGGGAGACTCCGTTTCTTCATTCATGTCCAACATCTGCGACGACATGCAGATTTTCGGACTAGCCTATGTACTAGTTGACAGCCCACCGAAACCAGATAAACCAGTTGTTACCAAGGCCGATGAAAAGGAACTGAAACTCCGTCCCTATTGGGTGAGCGTAAGAGCAGATGAAGTTCTCGACTGGGTAGTTGACGACTTCGACCGTTACACATACATCAAGCGTATACAGAAGACCACCACGGTGGAACGTTCCACAATGAAAATGATTGTGGTTGAGAAGTACACCGAGTGGACACCTGACGAGATCAAGATATCCACCATCGACGTCACCGACGCTAGTAAGCCGGTGTTTCAAGGTGCAGCACTTAGTGTCAACGAGGTAGGATCGGTTCCCTTCGAGGTAGTCCGGTTCAAGCGCAGCAAGATCGAAGACTACATGGGGGAATCGTTCCTCCGAGACCTGTCCTTCATTGCACGCGAAATTATGAATCTCACCTCACTCCTACAAGAGTTCCTCTACCGCCAGTGCTTCAATGTTCTGGCCATGGAGAAGGACGACAATATTGAGGAGTCGGAACAGCTAGACGGCGACATAGGCACAGCTAACCTGCTGAAGTACCCCAAAGGTTCTCACGTACCTGCTTATGTGTCTCCTCCTGTACAGCCTGCGGAATTCCTAGCTAGGGAACGAGAGAGCAGGATCGAGTCTATGTTCCGCATAGCTTCCCAAGACGCACAGAGCGATATGTTCAACGGTGGGAAGTCAAGCGGCTTTTCTAAGTCGCAGTCATTCCAGAAGACGGTCCCTAAGATCGCCACACGCGCGGACATGTTGGAAGGCTTGGAAAACAGGCTCATGAAGTTGACGATGAAGTACGCAGGTAGAGATACCTGGGACGGCTCCATCAAGTACAAGGATCACTACGAAGTAACTAACTTGGCCGACGCCCTTTCACAGATGGCGACCATGTTCAAGGATCTTCAGATCCAATCTAAGACATTCGCTTCCACACAGTTGAAGCGTATGGTGTCGGAGTTCGACGGAAAGCTTTCTCCAGATGATCTGAAGAAGGTGGAAAAAGAGATCGACGACATCAACTGGGACGAGTGGTTTGACACTCAGAAGTTGGCCTTCATCGGGAGAAGCACCTCTTCTCCAGAAGCTGCTGCCACCTTCGGACTAGACCCCATCACCGGAGAACCTACCACAGGTCCGGTAAAGGGTAAGGACACTCCTACCGCACCGTCCACACCGCAGCGGCCCTCAGCTACGAGTGCCACTATCCACGCGGCTTCAACTAAAGAAGCTAAAAAATAAACCCTAACCGGCCCTCTTACCTCGTGGAGGGCCTTTCTGTTCCCAAGAGGACCCTGGGGAGAAAGAACCACTCACATGCCTGAAAACACCGATCAGACCGACAACAAAGGTGGGCAGCAAGCAGTCACATTTGACGACGCCCAGAAGGATGCCATCTCCAAGATCATTGAGGAGAGGATTGGCCGCCAGAACAAGAAGCACTCCGAGGAGTTGGCCGCAGCACAGGCCGCTAAGGATGCGGCTGAGAACGCCCTGAAGGAAGAGCGGGAGAAGTCTGGGAAGAAGAAAGAAGACTCCACCGACGCCGAAAAGGATCAGTTCAAACACATCCTTGAAGGCGAAAAGAAGCTAACGCTTCAGGAACGACAAGCGCGTGAAGCTGCTGAGGCTAGGATCAAGGCCGTTGAGCAGGAGAACAAGCGAATCGTGAAGGATGTCGCCATTCGTGACGCTATTCAGGATCAGGATACTTTTCAGTTTCACGATGTCAACGTGGTCAAGACACTCACTGAGCGTTTTATCCATTTTGACGAAGATACCGGAAAGCACGTAATCAAGGACGAAAACGGTGTCATTAGGCAGAACAACGCATTGCAGCCCATGACACTGAAGGAGTTCTTCTCGCAGTTCGCTTCACAGCACCCCTACCTCGTGACGAGCAACGTCAAGGGTGGTTCTGGTGCCGGTGAGAGCAACCGTTCTGGCGGGGGTATGTCCAAGATCACCTCTAAGGCAGACTTCAAGAACTACCAGGAAAAGGTAGAGTACATCACAAAGTTCGGCGGAGAGGCTTACGAAAAGCTTCCCCTCAAGTAATAACTAAGTACCTCTCCGCAAAAAATCAATTCCTAGGCACCCCTAACCGGGTGCCTTAGACATTTACAAAGGAAAAAAGAAACATGAGCATCGGAACCTCCAGCACGTTCGTCATTTACCCCACCCAGTTCTGGGGTGGTGTTGTTGAAACTGTCCAGCAGAACACCGAGGGCTTCAACTCCGCCTCCAACAACTCCATCCGCCTCGTCACGCGGTCCATTCTCGGAAACTACGAGCGCGAGTCGTTCCTGAAGAGCACCGCCGGTCTGATTCAGTTCCGTGACGTTACCTCGCAGGCCAGCCTCACTGATACCTCTCTGGGTCAGGATGAGATGGTAGGCGTGAAGGTCAACCGCACCATCGGACCCGTCGCACAGAACCGCGACTCTTTCCGTAAGATGGGCGTTTCGTCCGACGAGTTCAGCTTCCTTCTGGGGCAGCAGATTGGACCCTCCATCGCAACTGATTACATCAACACTGCGATTGGCTCCGTCCGTGCGGCTATCATCAACCAGGCAGCGGCCCTCCAGTACGACGCAACCGCTGACACCCCCAACACCCTGAGCCACACGGCACTGGTAAACGGTATGTCCAAGTTTGGCGACCGCGCTTCGCGCCTCGTCTGCTTCGTCATGCACTCCAAGAACTACTTCGACCTCATGCGTCAGCAGATTGCAGACAAGCTGTTCGAGGTTGCCGGTGCTACCGTTTACGCGGGAACCATCGCCACCTTCGGTAAGCCGGTTGTAGTGACGGACTCCACGAGCCTGTACACCACGGCATCGTCCACGACTAAGTACGACGTTCTCGCCCTCGTGGAGAACTCGGTAGAGGTCGCTGAGTCGGAAGCACGCGACATCATCAGCCAGCCCATCACGGGTCAGGCAAACCTCGCGGATCGTATCCAGGGTGAATATGCGTTCAACGTCCGCATCAAGGGCGTGAAGTACGACGACACCAAGGGTGCCAACCCCACGAATACGACCCTTTACACCCCGGCCAACTGGGTGAAGGTTGTTGCCGACAACAAGGAACTCCCGGGCGTTCGCGTCACTGTCCTCTAATCAACCAGGTAAAATACTGCGTAGCATTCCTAGTGAGTGCTACGCAGATTCGTTTACCACTCGGTCATAAAGGAGTGAGAAACAATGCCAAACCTCATCGAGGTTGATGCAACGGTTGGCGGGACCTCCTCCAACTCTTACGTTGACCTTGAGTATGCAAATTCCTACTGGGAGCAGCATTGGGACGTGAACTCGGCTAGTCAATGGAACGCACTGAGTGATCCTCAGAAGTCTTCCCTGCTAGTTCAAGCGTGCCGCATCATAGAGACACTAAGGTTCACCTACCCGGTAGACCCCACAGGCGAATTCCGACTAGAAGTGGACTATGCACAGCAACAGATTCGCTCTGTAAAGAACTGTGACTCCCGGCCACAGAAGTACGTGTACAACCAGAAGCTCCAGTTTCCTAGGACTTTCGAGGCTTACCTAGAAGGTGAGGTTTACGTACCGGACACCATCAAGATTGCCCAGTGCGAACAATGTGTCTACATGCTGAATGTTGATACCTCCGTCCTCACGAGCAGACTGCAAGGGGTCATTAGTGACTCTTTGAGTGTCGGTGGTATACAGATCAGTCAAAGATTTGCACCAGGCGGAGCAACCGGAACACTTGTTTCCCCAGTGGCCCTCCAATACTGCAAGCCACTTATGATTCGCGGCAATGTTCGCCTACAGAGGAGCTAACCGTGAATGCTGCCCAACTAGCAAAACGAGTATCTAACGGGCTCAAGCGAATCTCTGGGATGAACAACCCTTTGTACCTGCGGACCTACCTCCCCGATTCAGGAGGAGATGCCCTAATAGGCAGAGACACGGGCACCGTGCAGGACACATTGATTAGTCCACCGGCCGCTTACCAAAGGATAGGAACGCGCGAACTGATGTACCTCACAGCGAGCGGCAAGAAGGTATCTCCGGATGACTTCTCCGTAACACTCTCCGCTGATTCGATAACAGAGGAAGCCCTCCGAGATCCAAACACACAGTTTGTCATCAAGGAAGGCACCACTGAGGAAGAGGTGCTAAGAATCATCTACATCGACAGTAAGGGCTTTCAAGGAACAACCGTAGCCTGGTTGGTCATTGCTCGCAGCGTGTCAACGTCAGTATGAGTTCAACACTACGTAATGTGAGAGACACGTTTCTCCACTTCCTAGCAGACAACCTGCCCGTCGAGACCGTACACCCAATCCGCTTCGACAAGACCCGGCCGCACCAGAACATACCACAGCTAAAAAAGCTGAACGTTGCCTTTCATGATGCAGACTATTCCTCGCGCTCTCCGGCATCGCAGTTCGTAACTTTAGACATCCTCCACGACGACGAGCTATATGCTCTGGATTTAGAGGAGAGTGTCGTCGGACTGTTGACGTTAGGTGGGCAAGCATCTCTACTAGACTACTCGACCCAGCCGGCCGTGCAAGTCGCCAACCGCCTAGTGTTTTGGAACACGGATTCTATCCAGTTCAGAACAGTAGCCTCCACTGACTACTTCCACCGGTCAGCTTTCTTGGAGCTATACGTCCGCTATGCCTAGTTCAAACTATGTGGGATACGGCAGATCTCCATTCGGCTATCTCTACGGGGACCCGTCTAACTTGCCTCCCTACAACCCCTCAAATCCAACCCCAGGACAAGGATCAATGTCTCAAGTAATCGTAAACAACTTCACCACACAGAAGCCCCTGACCGTCTTCGGAGACACCGGAGTACAGTCTCTTGCTGTTCTCCCGGCCGCTCGCGTGTTCATCAAAACGGCTGAGTCCACCACTGCCGCTCCAGTAGGAAACTACACCGCCTTTTCGTTCAAGACCAACGGCAACACCCCTACGGGTTGGACTGACCTAGGAATCATGGACGCTCCGGCCAAGATCACGTACACGAAGAATGTAGACAAGATCATGACTGGTATGGACCAGGTGGTCCGGCTCACCTACGCGAAGAGCAAGGATGCAACCATTGATTTCAGCCTTTGGCAGACGGACGACTACGTTCTGAGCCAGCTTGGGTTCAATGGCTCCGTCGCCACTTCCGGCTCCACGAAGGCATTCTTCATTGGGCAGGAAGACGTAATCTCGACGGCCCTGCTTTGCGTGTACTGCAACAAGATCGACGGCAAGGAGCTTCACTTCTATCACCCGGCAGCACAGCTCTCGGTAGAGTTTGACTCCAGTGGCGACAAGCTGCTCACGAAGGTCAGCGCGGAACTCATTGCGTTTACCCCTCAGGGACAGACCAAAGATGCTCTGTTTGCAGCCACAATCTTCGCCTAAGTTGCGAATCACAAAATAAGTTAGAAATACTCCAAGAAATGCTTGACACCAAATAGTTTCTGTAGTATTCTAATAATGGATGAAAACCGGCGACTCCCCTACCAAGCGGAGTCGCCAATTCTTTTTATAAGGCACATGGGAATGATGGAAAACATTACAGAAAACACCAGTGAAGCTGAGGTCGAGAAAATTGAAAACTCACTCACTGAAGAGCAAGTCCTATCCGAAGCCTTCGCCATTCCTATCTTGGGAGAGGGCGAGTTCATGTTCGGAGGACGCAAGTTTCAAGTTGTGAGTCTGGGGTACAAACAATATCTCCAGTTCGTATCACGACTAAAACCTATCATCGGCCTGGTTGCCAGTAAGCTCAAGAACACCATCACTGACGCCGTAAACTCCAAGGTGAACGTGGGCATACCCGGAATTGCATTGTCAGCACTCGGTGACATCGACCCTGCCTACCTACTCAACTTCTGCGCTGAGGATCTTCCTCAGATGGTAGAGATCGTATGCAACATGAAACCTCTTCGTGAGGAAAAGTTGGGAGAGTTGGTTACAGCACAGTGGGTTGAAGACAATGCACAGAGCCCATTCGAGCTAATCAACATTGTTCTGGCGCAGGTCAACAAGAACAAAATGATCGTCCAGTTTGCTGATTTTTTCGCACAAGTCCTCCCGATCTTCCTGAGCAAGAGGCCGGCGACGGACCAAGCAAGGTAGAAGACAAGGGAAACCCCTTTGTCATGCTTGACAACATCTGTCAGACCTATCATTGCACGCTCGACTATGCGATGACCCTCACCGTCCCGCAGCTCCTCCTTATATCCCACGCTGGAAAGGTGAACAGCGACCGGATGCACGAGCGCATCGAGCGGGACAGGAAGGCGGAGGAACGCCGCAAGGAACGTGATAAACGCGACCCAGTGGCTAGCAATGGTAAACGCATGTCAGAGATGACTATGGACGAACTGTTGGTTTCACAACGTGAGTTCAGTAAGTAGGAGACTCGGTCATGCCGATCATTAGAATAAGCAAGGTCACTTCTACTAAGTTTGTGGATGAACTCAAGGCTCGGGCACGCTCCTTCAGGACAACGAAGGTAGCGGCCCGGCTCCAAGTTCCTAGTGATCTTAGCTTTTGGTATTGGTTAGAATTCGGCACAGCTACACGACGCTCACCTGAGGCTCCCTACGGTGGTGGCACTAGCAGTAACTATCTAATCAAACCGATCCAACGTGGTGATAGCAGCACCTTAGAAGCCCTGCATTGGGGACCAGAGGGTGGCGGTGTGTTCGCTGCTCAAGTAATGCACCCTGGTATCCGACCTCATCCCTTTGTGAGACCGGCGCTCAACAAAATCATGCAACAATTCGGCAAGGACCTCGCCGCCGCCTTCGCAGACGGTGGGTTCAGAACAAACGTCATCCGTGAGACATTGATGAACGAGACGATGGTGTTTGCAAAAGCCCTCATCGTGAAGAACCTTGCTTCGGCCGCTCCGGGCACCCGCCCTGATGGACACCTTCTAGGGCAGACCGCTGCTGAGGTATTCGATGAAGAAAGCGAGATCGTATCGGCCGATGACTTTTCACCCGGTGCTATCGCAGCATTCAATAGTCGCAAGGATCAAGAGAGTAAACCCAAGAGGCCACGAAAGCCCAAAGCTGTTACCCCGTCTCAACTACTTCCAAAAGACCAGTACGACTTTTAGCGCACACTGTGCGTAGTATCCAACCCCGTTGAGCCTTAGCTCCGGGGTTTTACTTTGCCTCTCCCCAACCAAAGAAAGAACCCATAAATGGCGAATGACACGGTAACACAGGCAGCCTTCACCGAGGTACTAGAACTAGGTGTAGACACTGCTGGATTTGCTAAACAGATGGACCAGGTGGCGGACATATACGCCGCAGCCATTGAAAAAATGCCATCCCTTGACAAAGTAGCCGGTGTTGCATTCTCCGACTCTATTGTCAAGCTGAACCAGACCATAGACAGCCTTGCCAAGAACTCAGGTGAAGCACTTGGTGAGTTAGCTGCATCAATGGCTGACACCAGTTCAGTTATAGCCGCGTCTATGGCTAAGTCGGCCGCCGCCGTAGAGGCTGGGCAACAGAAGATAGTAGATGCACTGACCAAAGTAAAGACGGCACAGAACGAGACTAAGGCATCCAGTGAGGGGATGGCGGGGTTCTTCCAAGGACTCACGGAGCAATTCGCCAAGAGCGCCGGAGCCATCCTAAAGTACACACTGGTATACAAGTCGATAGGTGCCGTGCTGGAAGGCACTGTGGCAGCCATCTCTGCCCCGTTCAAAGCAGTGGCCGAGGGGTTCACCTACCTACAAGACATCCAGGAGCGCAGTAGCCAAGTAAAAGCCGCCCTCCTTCAATCTGTAAGCTTCTCCTCTGACTGGGGAGAGAACGTCAAGATCGCCGGCCAACAGGCCGATATCCTCGTCCATAAGGTTGACGACTTCGCGGCCAAGCTCAAGGTAAGCTCCCAGTCGGTACAGACCGGGCTCACTGCCTTCCTAGAGTATGGAGGCAGAAACCTCACACAGAACCTAGACCAGGCTGTACAGGTATCTGCGCTGGTCACAGGCGCTCTCCAGACACAGTCTCCAAACCTAGACTCACGTAAGCTTATCGGTGAGATCCAGAAGTTAGTGCAAGGCGCTGCCGGGGACACAGACAAACTGGCTGCGGCGTTAGGACTCTCCAAAGACCAGCTCAAGGAGATGGTAGCCCACGCACAGAAGTACCATGATCTGTACGATGAGATCCTAGCTAGGTCACCAGGTATCGCACAGCGTATTGGCGAAGCCAACGACAAGCAAGTAACCTTGTTGGCCACACTAGAACTCTATAAGGATCGCTGGGAAGGTCTCATCGCGGGGCCGCTGTTCGACAAGCTCACAAGTATTCTACAGAGCGTTCTGGCTTGGGTGGACAAAAACGGAGATGCGCTACAGAACATCGGAGTGAACCTAGGTAAAGCACTAGGTAACGCTGCTGACTCTGCACAGAGATTCCTCACCGGAAACTGGGACGGCCTGAAGAATGACCTCCTCATAATCGGATCAACATTCTTGCTGATAGGCACGGCGATTGCGAGCATTGCAAACACCACTATCTCCATGATGGCTGAGGCCGCTGCATTCGGTGATAAAACAGCGAACTCGATGTCCGCTGGTAACAGGGCCGACTTCGCTTCAATTGAGGGAGGACTATCCCACGTATTGCCTGAGAACTATGGAGGATCATTCCTTAGAGGGCAGGCACAGAAGGATCGCTCGGGTATACAAGGAGATATAGACGCATCTAAATCGGCTGCGGACAGAGAGCACCAAACTGCACTGGCTGAAAAGAACGTCGATAAGATCCTAGACAAGCTCACTGTATCCCTGATGAAGCTTTCCACTGGGGACACATCCGGCCTCAGTTTCCTTACGCAAAGTACCGCACCAAAGAACACAGCAGAAGCTCCCAACGTTGCAAAAGACAACCTGCACCCTAAATCAACAGGTGACCTGTCAACACTCCGTGCAGCACAACAGGAACTCCGCGACGAAATCACAAAGACTAAGAATGCTTATTCTGACCTTCGTGACACAGTGCAGGACTCACTTACAAAGAGCACCATCAACCACAAGCAAGCGGCGGTCGATAACAACCTCCTATACGCGGCTGAGATTGCCGATGTTGAGGAGCTGATAAAGGCTTACCAAAAGAAGGCGCAGGCTAGTGGAGCAAAGCCAGAACAGATAAAATCCGCTGTAGCTGCCATGCAGAACGAGCTGGATGTCCTCAAGGGGCAGGCTAGCAAGGCAGTAAATGCCGGACAGCGTGCGGCCGACGCTGAGGACCTGGCTGCACAGAAGGTACATCTTCAGGAGGTATACCAGCTACAGGTACAGCACCAGAAGGACCTTCTCGCCCTATCGAAGCAGAACCAGCAAGACGGTGTCATAACACAGACCCAAGGATTCGACCAAGAAACATCCATCATCAAGGCTGAGTACGCACTACAGCGTCAGACCCTTGTGGACGCGGTCAATCAGTATGCTGACGGCACGGTAAAGAAACAGGAGGCACTGAAGCAGTTAGATCTCGCTGAGGCTCAGTACAACGCACAGTATGCTCTCCGGTCCCAACAGCGTGTTGACGTTGTTCGTGCCGAACAGCAGGCCACGTTCCAGCATGAGCAAAACCAGCGTCAGTCCGGACTAGATACTCAGACCATTGTGGACAACTCGTCCGACATTGTGTCTGCATCGGAGAGAAATGCCAAGGCTACGCAGGAACTAAACCTGCAAAAGCAAATCACACAGGCCGCCATCGACAACACGACGGCACTCCTGAATGAAGCTAAGGCTAAGAACGAGAACTCCCAAGCAACACAGGCACTACAGGACAAACTAGCGGGGCTGCATAACACTCAGTTGCAACAGTCGGTGAGTGCAATCCGCCTTGCTGGACAGTCACAGGGTAGCAATGTTGCTCTTGCTCAGAGCGCGGAGAAGAACGCCGCTGATGCTGAGATTGCCAAGGTAAAGCAACAGGCTGCCAACCTCGTAGAGGCTCTGAAGAAGGCATCCGACGCCGGAGATGCACAGGCTGTGAAGGACCTAACTTCGCAGTTGGCTGAAACCGGTAAGTCCCTACACTCTTTGCAGACCATCGCGGACACGCTAGGGACATCTCTTAGCAAGGCCGGCCAGGTGGCGGAGAACGAATTCCTAGGACCTGACTTCAAGTCCCAGATGCAACAGGGCCTTTCGGATTGGTCAAAGGCCGATGATGGTATAGAAAAGCTAAGTGCAGGAACGGAGGTTGCCGCAGCCGGGCTCAGCGGACTAACTAACCTAGCCAACAACATAATGGGCACCATCAACCAGTATGAGCAAGGTAGAAAACAAGGTGGTGTAATCGGTGGTATCGGCTCGGTGTTGTCATCCGGCCCGATCAGCGACGCACTGTCTGCCATACCTGTTGTTGGTTCCATCGTGAAGCCCCTAGGTGCAGCGTTCTCCTTCATTGGCGATATGTTCGTAGCGCAGGCCAAGAAGATTGCCGACTCGATCAACAAGAACATCGACGCTATCAACAAGTCCTACTCACTAGGACAGACTACGTTGTCACAGACGATTGCTGACTTGCAAAAGCAGCGTGACTCTGCGGTGGCTCAACTGTCTGGTGTGAAGGGAGGTAAGGATCAACTGAATAAGTTACTCCCTGAGATCGACGATGAAATGGCCCAGCTCCAGAAGCAAGCCGACGACTTGAAGAAGAGCTTTGAAGACCAGCTCAGTGTTCTTCAGTCAGGTGGGACGGTGCTTCAAAACTGGACTAAGAGTTGGATGGACATCAACCAACAGGTCAAGGACTACCTTGATGCCGGAGGTGACCTTAGTAAAGCCAACCAGTTCCTAAACGATGAACTGGCAGAGCAATCCAAGTCCTTGATCGACTCGATGGCGCAGGGAGAGCAACAGGCAATTCAAGACGCACTAAGCTTGAATGACCTCATCAAACAGCGTATCGAACTCCAGAAAGAAGAGGCGGCGGCTGAGTTCGGGATCACGAACTACAATGCCATCGAGCGACGTACATCTGTAGGGGTGCAAGTCGCGTCACAGCTCTCGCAACAGAAGAGCCAGTACGCAGACCAGCTACAGAGCTTGAACGACCAGATCAACCTGACACAACAGAAAGTTACTCTGGAGTCACAGGTATTCTCCATAGCCTCTGACACGGCATCTCTCCAAGCACAGTCCGACGCTTTATCCCTTGCTTCGTTGCAGGACCAGTTAGAGCAGTACAAAGAGATGCAGCAGATCATTCAGAACATCGCTGGTCTTCAATTCGGGGGTGCCTTCAACTCCGGGTATACCCCTGGGCTGTCCGGTTCCGGCGCTTCTGCCTCCCCTATTGTACTTACCGTGAACGTGGATGCAGGTGGACAAGATGTCAACTCTAAGCAATTCGCAAGCTACCTTGCAGACGCTATCACCTCACAGGTCTCTTCAAATCGAACCAACATCTGAGGCACTGCGGACATTCTCTGAGATTCACATTGACGAGGATGTCCGCCACCTCACAGGCTCGTTTGAGAACGCCCTGTTTCACAATTGCACATTCGGTTCCCTGAATAACCTAACACTCAAGAACTGCGTCCTATCTGACTCCAAGTTTACAGAGACGGACCCGACGCAGATGCTTGGGTTCACCGTAACACTAGATTGCAACAGCTTCTCCGATGTTGAGTTGACCCCACAGGAGTTCGATCTCATCTGCCTACTTCTCACTAAGACAAAAGGAAACACTGAGAAGAGAGCCAAGCTAATCAAAGACGTGGTGGGAATTGAAACATCACGCAGACTTCTAACCAAACTAAAGACACTCGAATAAGACCGCACACTGTGCGGAATAGGATGCTATGGCCGTCACACTTTCTTCAACTCAGATAGGGTCCTCGCCGGATTACTACAGGTATGTTTCCGACGCGGTGACGAAGACCGACCGTATGGGAGACCCGGACATCCTTGACTTCACTGTCCTCCCAACTGACGGACAGTTCGTAAGACTGAGCCGTGGTGCATACATCAAAGCTTCCTCTGAAGTCCTCAAAGACAACCAGGGAACTATCGTTGACTGGTTTACCGGATACATCACGAACGATCCTGAATACGATTACCTCGGGGTTGACTCGATCACAAAGAAACCGGCCTTTGGGTACAAGTATGAGGCACAGAGCGATGAGTGCATTCTTAGCCAACAGTCACTAGGAATCAGCAAACCTTTCATCAACATGACGCAGGGTCAAATCCTAGCGTCCATCGCCGACCAACTCTTACCCGGTATGTTCGACACAAGTGGTATCCAAGACGGTCTGTTCCTAGCACGTTACATCGTAGATCCGACAAAGACCTATCAGGACATCATCAAAGAGTTCTCCACCTCGGCCGTGTACCGGTTCTGGGGCAGGAATAAAAAGCTCTACTACACTCCACAGGATGACGCGCAGTTCTCGGCCGGGATCTCCCCGACGACCATCGACCGAAACGACAAACATTTCACTCCGGCAAACCTTTCCATACGCGCTACACAGCAAGGCATCATCAACGACGCGATTGTCCTAGGAGCAACAGAGCCTAGAGAGTACGTGACTGAGTATTTCTCGGGTGACGGCTCCAACGCACTCTTCCCTCTCATGAACAGCGCGTTCGGCGTAGAGAGCGCCCTCCTTCTGGACGACGACTTCTCCAGTGGGCAGATCGACAGCAGCAAGTGGACGGTATATGACTCCCCCTCCAACTTCATGCAGGTCAGCAACGGGTACCTGAATATCCTTGGTGGGGACCAAAACGGCACCTTCGATGTACACCTCGATTCTGCAAACCTCATCCCAGTGGCCGGAAACATCAAGATCACGCACGGTGACTTTGAGTTCATCGACGCTGGTCAGCCTAATGGAGTGCTTGGTGTAGTTGGTGCACTGTGGACACAGGAACCTAATCCTAGCCTCACCGGGTGCGTTTACGGCATCAAGGTGACCAAGGCAGGAGGCGTCACCACATTGGCTGAGATAGTGAATGGGTTGGTCAGCACCACGAACACTCAGACCGTTGACTTCGCCAAGACGTATGTCATAAGGACCAATCTCTCGGCCAGCCGCATCAACCGCGCCCTTCAAAGCTTCACCTACCTAGATGCGGCCGGTAACCTGCAATCAGTGAGCGTGCCGGTAGAATCCTACCCTGACCAAGTCTCCTTCACAACGTACATCAGTGAGATTGACGCGGTGGCCGGCACTCTGGACTCTGGTTACCCTAGGGTGTGGAACTCGTCGGTAAGCTTGGCCGCCGATCATGCAACATTCGCCAACTATGTACTGGTAGCCTCTGACAATCTTCACTTGACTGTCACCGACACGACGATCTCTACGCCGCTCCAAGCAATCCTAGAGATAAACAAGGCCATCATCAGCCCGACGGCCCAGTCCACCGTGACTCTCACAGGGACCGTAGTTACCACTACGGAGAATCCTACAGGGACGGTCACATTCAAGAATGACGGTGTAATCATTGGGTCGGCCACGGTGTCGAACGGTGTAGGAATACTAGTCATAGCGGCGTCTTCTGCCGACGGTGCCTTGTCTGCTACATTCTCCCCGACCGGGGCAACCGCCCCAGGGGTGGTCACTGTCGTATCAAGCCCTGCCAGCAGCAAGACCTTCCAGACCGGCACGGAGTATGCACAACAGATCATCGGCCCCAACGAGGTAGACTCGCTCGACGGTCTCACCCCGGTAGCTACGATCACACAGAGCGGTGGGGTCACCAAGAGCACAACCTTGGGAACCCCTAAGTATCAGGCGGGAAACCCAACGCTTTCGTTCTTCAAAAACTCCAACAACCTAACGTCCACCGTCCCCGGAGTAGGAGACCTCATCAGGTTGAAGTACCGGCAAGCGGGTGCATCAATTGCCCGTGTGCGTGACCAGGTGAGTGTGAATGAGGAGGCCGCAAGCTGGGGGGACTCGGGTATCAGAAGCGTAACCCGCTCCGACCTTAGTCCACAACCGACCACCAGCTCCGAGTGCGAAGCAGCAGCAGCAGCCATCATCTTTGAGGCAGCCCGTCCACGATTCGAGGGATCTTATAAAGTAACCTCTCCCTACACCACAGTTGAGCCTCTGGCGGGGATGGTACTCCCTTTCAAGAACATGCCAGTGGAGACGTTCACCGAGACAAACTTTGCGGAGATGATCTACGAGGTCAAGTCCACACTGTTGTCCATTGACCCGGAACTTTATCAATACGATGTAAGCTACGGCAAAGCGACCGACCAGCTCCGGTTACAGGCGGTCCTCTCTAGGATCGACCAACAGCCGGATGTGTTCGCACCTGAAGACTCTGCGGAGATTCCCAACTACGTTGCTCCCAACTCAGTAGGGTCCGCGTGGTCACCTGACCTGCTCTACTTGAGCATCTCAGGCATGGACGCTACTAACATCTACCTTACCGCACCGTCCCCTCTTCCAACAGGGGCAGGAATCGAGGTAAGGAGTTCTGACAGCTCGTGGGGTTGCGACAACAGCCGTAACCTGATCGGTAGGTTCACCACACAGACGTTTGCCGTCCCTAGGAATGCCCACAACAAAGCAGTCTTCGCTAGGATGTACGACACTAGGAATAAATGGGCATGGTCTGAAGACCTAGCTCAGATGGGCACCACTTCTCCAGGTGCCCCCTTAGACCTAGTCACAGCGGTGAACCCGGATGGACACCTCAGTAGATTGACCAGGTTCATTCCTAACGGGTCATTTCCCTACGTTGATTTCACTTCGTCCATTGCTGTATCCGGACCCGGCGGTTGCTTCTCGATCAACTTCAAGGGAGACGCAGGTGAGACGTTCTCGGTGGGCTCCAATGTAACTTCATTGACCACCCTCACCTGTAATGGAGCTTGGCAGAGAGTAAGCCTTCCCTTCCCAACCGGAACAGGTGGTGGAACAGTAACGTTCCGCATTGAATCCAGTGGTACAGTCCTTGTCTGCCGCGCGTCGGTAGAGGTAGGGACCACCGCTGAGACTGTCTTTTGCAAAACCAACGGAGTTCCTTACGGTGCCCTGTCTCGTTATGCTTCCGCAGTCCGGGTGAACCTGCCACTGGTACCTCCTCCACCCACAGCTAAACTGACGTTCTTGGATATCAGTGACCCAGTGGTGACACTGACTCTTCCCACAATCGCCCTAGATGTTTGGGGATTTGAGATAAGAGGCAGCGACAACGCAACGGTAATTGAGCACCAGGACATAGCCGACGTTGGAGTAAACCCATCCTTGGCTATGCCGCAGGTTCACGACCGGAGTGTCAAATACTACTGCTACACGTACAACCTTCTGGGTGAATATTCACCGGCGTGCGCAGTGGAATTTCAAGTCCCCAACCCCACCCTCGGGGAAGTGGTCATACAGGACAAGACGAAGATGTTGGAGTGGGACTCAACCAACTCCAAAGGCGTCGTCCTCTTGATTGACACGGTAGATAGCACCTTCACACATCTTGTTGTGAATCAGGTAGTGACTGGGAACTTCTTCCAATTGTCGGATGCTGAATTCTTTGAAAGCCGCTGGTTCAAACTAACTCCTTACGATGATCTAGGCACAGGCAACTCTGTAATAGCAGAGCACAGCTATCTTCCCGACGCTGTCACCGCTCTAGGAAGTAACGAGGTGGGTGTCATAGTTGCACCAGCTTCCGGCACAGGGACCATAACAGTTCCCACTCAGTTTCAGAAATATGGCTCTGAGTACAGCACCATCGCTTATGCGATGTACAAGAGAAATACGTCAGGATAGAAACGATGGCAGTAGCAGCGATTGCAGTTGGAAATCTCACATCCCCGGCTCTCTATGTGGCTAGCTTCCATGTTGAGCTATTTCAAGATGCTGGGTACACACAACTGGTTGGCAGCAAAGCTTGCCAAGCGGTAAAAGACTCTTCCGGTAACTGGGTGCAGTCGGATCTTATAGGGTTCGACGGACTAGTCCGGGGACAGACTTACTACATTCAGGCCGGACCTGTTTCCCCAGGAGGAGTAGCTAACTTCAATCGCTACTCCGTCCAGGCGGGAACAATTACTATCCCGGCCAGCACGTACACAGGCACATTCACCTCAACCAGCTCCGGTGTATCCTACGACATAACTCCGGCGTCTGTACCGTCAGACATAGATCACTACGAAGCGATATGGACTAAGGATGGAAGCGCCCCCAGCAACAGCAGCCTAGAAAATAACTGGCAAGGTCTCCCACTTCCTAACGGCGTCATGCACCTGTTCGTAGGAGGATCTCCGGGGCAGAACATCCATCTGTTCGTTCGCGGAGTAAGCACTTCGGGAGGATACCAAAACTGGGTAGCTGTGGATAACCGCACAGTGTCCCCCAGTGGATCAGGCTCTCTGGACGCATCCGACATCCTCTACGCTGATGGCACATCTGTAGAGAGTCTGAAGCCGGGTCAGGCCGGGGCGGACATAACCGGGGTGAACGTAGCCGCTGACACTCAGGCGGTAAACGGAATCAACTCTGGTCACATTTCTGATACAGCAGTGTCGATTGGATTCCTTGGTAAGTGGTGGAGGACCTCAGAAGCCAACAAGTACCCGGTGGGCGGAGGAGAGTTGAATTACGCTCCTATGTTCACCACACATGATTCCAGGATCAACTACAACATCTGGGGAGACTCGCACTTCCTTGGGGCCAGTCCTCTTCCACCTGTGCCTTCAGGAAACGGGTCATGGATCTACGTTCGGTGGACTGGATACTTCACCTGTAGCACTGACGGTACCTACACCTTCGGAACGAATAGCGACGACGGCTCCAACTTCATCCTGAATGGATCGTACATCGTCAATGACCTTGGCTCGCGCCACGGCTCGGTCGCCGGGAATCTGGTTTATCAGAACTCAGGAACGGTATACCTATTCGCAGGCCACACCTATGCAGTAGTCGTCGAGTACCACCAGGAAGACAACAACGGCGGCATCCAGGTCATGTACACACCGCCCGGTGGGTCAGTCCAACTGCTCGACATCGGAGCTGCCTTCAGCAACGCTGCCTTCACGCAGTATGCTGATGGAACCCCTGTAGACTCATTGAAACCGGCTGCGGCTGGAGCCGATGTAACTGCGGTAAATGTGTCTGCGGACACTTCGTCCGTAAATGGAAGAGCTGCCTCGGACGTTGCACAAACGGTCCTTGCCGGCGGAGGTGTTGACTACCTACATCAAGGGAACGCCAACATACCGCAGAACGCCACAAGCCTAATCATCAGGGGATCGTTCGAGGACGGATCGGTCGGGAATTGGTCAGGTACGCAAACAGTCTCGGTGACCGGAGAGCCTTTTCTAAAGGCGATGAAGTCTACTCACAGGGACATCTATGAGTCCGGTAACTGGTTCATAGTATCGCCAGGACAAAGGATCTATGTGTATGGCTGGTACAACACGCAGAATTGCGCCGAACCTGCCAGCATCGGAGTGCAGTTTGCATCGGCGGATGTTCAGTACACATGGGTAACCGGAGCTACTCTAGCATCCGGACAGGGATGGACGCAGATCAGCGGCTATCTCGAAGTACCGGCTAATGCGGTGAAGGGCACCCCTTGGATACAGATAAACAAAGATGAGGCAGTTGTTGACTATGTGCTGGTCGCCAACCTGTATATGTCTAAGACGGCGGTGGTTGACTTCTCTGAGTCCACCCACATAAATAAGAACGCAGACAACATTCCCTACACTGACGGGACTACGATTCAGGCATTGAAACCTGCGCAGGCGGGGGCCGATGTGACTGGGCTGAACACGGCTAATAACACCAATAATGTCGGGTCAACATCCGCGAGCGTGATTAGCCAAGTAGTGCCTAACGGTGGAATGGTTGTCTTGAACGCAGGAGGACGGGTCTTCTCGGTCCAGTCAATATAACTATGCCATTCAGATTTAGAGATGAAACAGCCGGACAGGATTTGATCTACATAGACAATGCCGGCCAGCTAGGTCTAGGAAGCCTTCCTAACAGTGGGCAGCAAATCACGGTTAGAGGTATAGGTGTCCTTGACCCCGCTGCCCGGTTCGCTAATGGGATGCTTATTCCAGGAGCCCAGTCCGCCTACGAAGGGACGATCTTCGTACCAGGTAACGGCTCCGCTTCAGTATCCATAACCGTTGGACAAATACCCACAGTTACAGCGTCCTCGCTAAGCTCCGGGGCAACCACTTCTCAGGTAACTTTCAGCAACGGAGCTTCTGGGGCGCAGACTGTGCGCTACGGAATTTGGTGAACTTATGCCCTTGAACATTGTTGACAATACCGCAGGCACGCAGAGGATCGGGATGGACAACTCTGCAAATGTGGAGTTCGGATCAGCAACCCCGAATAGCCCCATGTCAGTGCAAGGCCGGCCCCTGCTGAATGGATCATCACTATCGCAGGCCATAGCACGACCAGTGAGTATGCAGCGTACCTCCGGAGTTGTAACGGTCTCCGGTCAGAATGCAGGAACTCTGGTCTCATGCCCAGCGTGCTCAGGTTTTGGTGCCGCTGATGGTCCTGCTGAAATCATAGGCTTCAACTCAAACAAGACCTCATTCACCATCTATGGGTACTTTGCTGGTAACCGGGATCTAGGATACGCGGTGTTCTAATGCCTCTTTACATACGTGACGAAACAGCAAACGCACTTGTCCTCACCATTGACAACAATGGCAACATGGCCTTCGCGGACGGTACTCCGATTGATCGCCTATCACTGGCGGGGTATGGAATCATAGACTCCGAAGGATACATCGTTCATGGTCTAGGATCTGGTACCGCTGCACCAGCCAGCGGCTCGGTGACCTGCCACCTCAACTCGGATGTGTACGTCGCTACCATTGGTGGGAGAGCGCCTGTTGCTCAGCAAGACACAACGGCATCGGCAAAGATGTACAGCCTTGAATACTCCCTTCCGCCATCCGACCCTAACTACCAGGACTCAGGGTTCATTTCAGAGACGGACCTTCAAGCACCTAACGTGGATCTTCTTGCCGACATCAATGCGTTTGGCGGGTTTTTTCTAAGGAACATGAACCAAGTCAACGACTCGGCAATTCTTGATCCCAGCAGCCAATATTACCGAAGCGATTTGGCAAATGGCATTTCTTGCACCTACAGGTGGTTATGACTTACTTCATCGAACACGACTCCCAAGAGAACATCGTTCACGCCTGCGCGGACCCTACAGCCACAATCACTCCATTGGTGAACCGGGTCACGTTCCGTAAACAAGATGGTAGTCCAATGCAGGACGAGCAAGGACGAGACCTTTCGCCCTATGGATTCCCTCTGGTTGAGCCGGTAGGCATCGACCAAGCAACCTACGAATCTCTGGTTGACGGCGGACTTGATAACTACACATACGACCTGACCTCAGGAACCGTGAAAAGGAAGCAACCAGTTGACCAGAAAACTACTTGATTCACACGAACACTATTGCTTCCACTCTCCGGTGTGCAACGTCCACACGCACCCCAACCTTCACCACTGCCTTGAGAAGGATTGCCCCGGAGCCATTCATGAGGATATGGCAAAGCAGGCTGGGTACGTAGACGAAGACGGCAATATAAAGTGCCCAGTCTGCGACTGCCACACCTACCCGAAGGGTGAGACTAAGGTTGTCGAAATCCACGCGAAGCTATGCACGGACCCGACGATTCACTACCCTGAGTGGCACAAGGAAGGTAAGATTACCGCCGCACAGTATGCGGAGTGGAAATCTACCTTGTCACGCGACGAGCTGCTGGGACGTTACAAGCGCGTGCCTGATGTTCACGTCACCGCCCAGCTCCACCAAGACGACGCGGCCCTCATGGACACCGACCTAGACGCATTCAACGCACTAGTCCACGAACGTATTCGGGAACGTGCAGAGATTGCCCTCCTACACCAATCTCCCCACCGACACGCGACTACCAAGCACACGGTCAGCCTGCCTAAGTCGGTCTAAGATGTGACCCGGTGACTCTTCCCAAGTGCCTACCGGGTCCCAACCGAGTGGATGACCAGGTTCTCCACTCGGATTTTTATCCCCCCCCCCCCCCCATCCCCTTGCAAGGAAACCCCCACTTCAAATGCCCTACACCCCACCCCCTTTTCTAGACAAGGTCGGTAAAACAGTCCCCATAGCTGCCTTCTTTCTGTCTGTAGGACTTATGCTCAGTGGTTTTTCCAGTCGGACCAAGATTACTGACAAAACCACTGAAGATAACACAGTTGAAATCCTAAAGCTGAAAGACAAAGTTGAAGTGCAACAGAGGCAGATCGACCAGAATATCGTTCTCCAAGATCAACTCAAAGCACTAGCGGAACAGAACAAGGAAACTCAACAGGAGTTGCACGAGCTAACGATCAACCTCCAATCCTTTGAGAGCCGCTTTATCGTAATTCCAACCAAAGGTCGCTAACAGCATAATCACTTGACACCCACTTCTATTTGTAGTATTCTATTAGGAGTGGGTCAGAGTGTACCTTGAATCCACAAAGAGAGTAGGGTCAGTGAAGACTAAGTCACCCCGGTCAATGGCGCATGAGTAGCCCCGTGACCTTGAAGAAACAGGCTCCGGTAAACAAGACGGATGCTGCAACCCGAAATGAAGTAATGAAGCGGGTGAGAGCCGGTATTAGCAATGTCCAAATCGGCAAGGCCCTAGGAATAGGGGAGTCAACAGTACGCCGCATTAGAACTGCGGAAGCGGAAGAGCCCTCCGAGCCCCGCCCAATCCTTTACCTCGACAAGAAAATAGGAGGCTTCAACTGGAGAGACAGTATCCCAGTCATCAAAGGTATGCAGAAGCTCCGTGGAGATTCCTCTTGGAGCCAAGCCACTGCTGATATCCGTGTAGGAGACGGAGTCAACCCTGTGACTGTAATGCAGTTGTCAGACACACATATAGGAGCGTTCGGTACCAACTACGATCTTTTCGTTGAACTCACTGACTTGATTATCAACACACCTAACCTATTCTTCGTACTCAATGGTGACGAGGTTGAGTGGGCGGTAAAGCTTCGAGGTGTTGCCGAGGTCTGCGCTCAAGTCCTAGATCCCTCCATGCAGATCGAGTTCGTAGAATCTTGGTTGGAGGAAGTTGTCCACAAGCTCCTATGGGCTACATGGTCGAATCACTCGACGATGAGAAGTGAACAGGCTATCGGAGCCTGCCCCATCAAGAACATCCTAGCTAAGAAAGCCCCATACTTCTCAGGCATCGGTCATCCAACACTCCTAGTGGGAGACCAGTCCTACAAGATCGCGGTGTCGCACAAGTTCTCAGGTGTGACAGCTATGGACGTAACGGCCGGCTGTAAGAAATATCTTCGTCTTGAAGCCCCTGATAGAGAGATAGCCATACAAGGTGACGCACATCGAGCAGGTGTGTCTGTGTATAACGAAGGTGGGCAGAGACGGATAGCACTATGTTCAGGGACCTTGAATGTAAGGAGTGGGTTCGCACAGCGTCATTGCTCGCTCATCACATCTACGGCCTTTCCCGTCATCACCTTCTTCCCCGACACACACCTGGCTGTTCCCTTCATGACCATTGCCGAACAGATGGCGTGTACTGGTCAGGAATACACAGGAACCATTTCGACGTACTAAACCACACGACACCAAATTATAAAGGATGTGGCACTTGGGATATTCACGTAAGTATACGAGCGCAGACGACGGGTTCCTGGTCGTACTACTCACTATTCTTAGCAGCTTCATAGTAATGGCAGGGTTCATGGTGGGTGCCTTCGCCCTGCACGTAGTCATCATTTCCGCACTCATCTGGGTAGTAAACCTTGCAGCGACTAAGGCGTTTGCTGTGGCCATGCTTCCTTTCAAGATAGACATTGTCCTAGGACTTGGTCTGCACGCGGTTAGGGCATTGTTTGGTTTTGTGAGGGGCAAATGACCCCACTTCCTAGCACCGTCATAATCGGGCTTGGCTATAAGGCCAAGATGGGGAAAGACACAGCGGTAAACGCGATCCTAGAGGCTCGTGGTGGTCAGTACGACATCCGCCGGTATGCTTTTGCCGACACCCTCCGCGAGGAAGTCGATGCGGCTATGTTCGACAACTGGGTACACCACTCAGAGAAGAACGGGGAGATAGTGTTTGACGCACCCTCTCCGCTGCGCCTGGCGGAGAACCTGTGTGACAAGGTGGGTGTGCCCTTCGACCCTAACGCTCAGATTGAACCGGGTTACCCATTCACTAAGCAGCGTGCTCTGTATCAGTGGTGGGGAACTGAGTATAGACGCGCGGCCGACCCCTTCTACTGGTTGAACAAACTCCGTGCTCGTATAGAACGTGACCGTCCCAAGATTGCCCTTATTACGGATGTCAGATTTCGCAACGAGGTCACCTACATCAGATCCTTTGAAGGCTACACCGTAAAGGTAGAGCGTGCCGGGTATGACAACGGTCTCACCTCGTCCCAGACCAAGCATGTCTCTGAGGTGGAGTTGGACTCTGCCCCGGCCGACATCTGGACGCACAACCTTGTCACTCAGGAAGGTGACATAGAGGGAGCCAAGAGAGCCGCCGTAGAGCTGTTTGACGGCATCATGACATCCCTGACTTTCCCCCTTATGGACCAGATCCTAGCGCACCCTGAAGCGTATGGGGCAGTAACCCTGTAACAACAAAATCACATTGGAGAAAAGCAATACATGAGCAATTTCCTTGGTTTCGCAACCCTTGGCCACTACATCGCAACGGGAGCATCAAAACTGAAAGCGGCGCTCGTCTACACGGAGCAGAAGATCGTTCCTACCGTTGTAAAGATCGACCAGGCGGCGGAGAAGACCACGGCTGTCCTCGCGGCTGCCGGAGTTCCCTACGCAAGTGAGGCTCTTGAGTTTGAGCGTCTCCTTGAGTCGGCTGCTGGTGAGTTCCTTTCCGCTATCCATACGGCTGATCCCATCAGTGGGGCAACGTCGGTGGATGTCAAGATCGGCATAGACACCTACAACCAGTTCAAGTCCTTCATCGACCAGTACAAGGACAAGTTCTCGGCCATCGGCCACCCCCTCCCGTAATGAGAATCAGAACGAAGGTATAGATGAACACTAAGAATGTACTGGAGATCGCAAAGGTCTCCAGTCTTCTTGCTGTCTCCTTTATGTGCGTTACGCTAGGAATTACTGCGTTGCGACTAGGAACGACAGTACAGAAGGCTAACGCCAATATCGACCTTGTGCAACAGGACATCCATCGGCTTGTGCAAGAAACCCGAATAACGATGAAGGATATAAACCACGCCGCCATCGACGAACGATTTTATTTCGAGAAACAGATGCCGGCCGTAGTGGATCAGGTACAAGGAATCCTAGGTGACACACACAGGCTCCTCGTATCAGCCAACACCGCCACGGAGACTCTCAGTGAGAATCAAAACAAGCTAACCGACCAAGCCGTTACCGTCCTCAAGACCACGGACACCACCATCTCCCACGTCGATGTAGTTCTGGGGCAGGCCAACAACGACCTAGCCCAGCTAGAAGTCACAGAGAAGCACTTGGACGCTCTCATACAGAGCCCGGACATAACACAGACCCTCAAGAACGTGGACGCAACCACGGCCAGCACAGCGCGAACCATGAACGATATAGAGGACGAGGTCCACACCATCACTCATCCCCGCCTGATCGTCTCCATCGCTAACTGGACCCTCAAGGTTGTTCACTCGGTAGGAGGTATGTTCCTGTGAGCCGCCCTATCCCCGATGCCGCCGTACAGTTAGGTATAGAGAGTGAGGGGGTGAAGTTGAAATCCTACCAGGACTCCACAGGTAAATGGACCATCGGTGTAGGCCACCTCATCACACCCCACGACCACTACGGACCCAACTCGGTGATTACCAGGCAGGAGGCCATTGACCTATACAAAGCCGACCTAGCCTTCGCAGGAGCCCAAGTGGAACACCTCGTCAAGGTACCGCTGAACGACAACCAGTTTGCCGCCCTGATTGACTTCACCTTCAATGAGGGCAGTGGTAGCTTAGCTGGTAGCACTCTCCTCAAGGTTCTGAATAAGGGAGACTACCAGAAGGCCGCAGGGCACTTTGCAGAATGGAACAAAGCTCTGAATCCTAAGACTGGAAAGCTGGAACCCCTGCGCGGCCTGACCGCTCGACGCAAGGCTGAGGCTGACCTTTTCCTTTCCTAGTACATACCAAAAAAAAGACCCCGTTCCAACACCAAGCCTTTTTGACAAAGGTCTCAATGTTGGAACGGGGTCTAATTGTGTTTGTGCTACTTTACGATGTTATCTACGAAGTCCTTCAACCGGGTAAGCACCTTGTGGTAATCCGTTCCCACTGGTACCAGATCAGTGTCGATGTCCCCGGCCGGGTCATACACGTTGTGCTCTGCCAATTGGCATATTAGAGTGATGACCTCCTTCTCAGTGAGCATCAACATGCCATTGAACACGGCGGATTCAAGGAACTCGCTAACAGCTTCCGACGTCAGTTGGGTGGGCTTCATCTTCAATGAACTGCTGGGTTTGGAAAGTGGTGACTTCTTCCTCTTAGACATACACTTGGTGTGTGCGTAGTTGCGCCCATTGTCGGCAAAGCTAAGACGGGTTATCTCTGCGTTAGGGGCATCTAGGATGGAGATCAGCTCGCTGCACACCTCACATTTATATGTGAGTTTCTCGGTAAACCCCGTACAGTCACAGTGCCCACATCCGACAGACTTAGAGTGCTGTGCAAGCCGATGCCCACAGTAGCACGTCGCGTTCATGTTCAGGGGTGACATCAGTTGTCCCTATTCAAAGTGGCACCCAGACTGCTCACCACTTTGGTAGCATCCGCACCAACTGTCTGAGATCTACCAGAAGGAGCAGGGTTGTCCCACCCGGACCCGTAGAACAAAGTACCGGAGTTGCGGTAGCTACGAATGGCCAGCTTACCGCACACTGTGCAGGTAGTCTCATCATACGTGTCCTTGGTGACGGGGCTCTCGAAGTGACTTGACGCCGCCGTGATTGTTGGGAAGGTAAGTGATGTGAGGTGGTCATCATCACAGAAGAAATCGTATGTCATCGTGGGGTCTCTTTCAGATTTTTATAGGGACTACTGGATGTGCGATTCGGCAAGAGAACAGGTAGTCGTCATAAGCCTTGTTCACCCGTCCTAGCTTTGCTTGGTAACGGAGACCGTTCTCCTCTGCCTCAACCGTGCGTGTCCAGTAGTTGAAGTCGATCATCTTCCCGGTGCGCATCGGTTCGTGGCGGGACAGTCCGCCTGAGAATAGGAAGCAATCCATAACCTTGACGGCATAGGGGGTGACGAAGTCTCCATCCGACATGGACCGTATGCTCCAGTCCTGAAGGACGATTGGTACTTGTAGGGGGGCCTCTGCTATAGGCTCATTCACGGGTGGTGCGACGGAGACTGGCTCTGGGGTGGAACCGATCTTATCTATAAGCTTCAGGCCCTTACCTAGCGCCCATTTGAAGGCTGACATAAATCCTTTCTACTCCGGGGGATAAACAAAGACCGCGTCCCACCTAGGAATTGACACCCCAAGGGGACGCGGTCACTGGGTACAGCACTATGCCGCCGCAGACAATTCAGCAGGCTTATCTACCTTCTCGATCTTCAGGATCTTCACGGACACCGTCTTGCTTCCGCATACACACTTGAACCGGCCCAGACCTGCCCGTTTCTCCTGGGAGCCCTTGCCGGCCGCCTGAAGCAGGGTCCCGCAACGATTGGTCTTCGTTACCTGGACGCGGCACTCGGTGCAAAGGTACTCGCGCGTGGGAGTGGCCTTGACTACAACCTTGGGCGTCTTGTGGGGGTTGTTCCCCTGTGGATTCTTGTTTCCAAACTTCTTAGGTGTGCGGTTGGCGGCGGGGTTGCCTTTGCGGTAGTTGGCTGAGTGATTGTTCACTGGGTGTTGTCTCCGGTGGGTGAAAAGCTAATTACTTCTTTATGGTTCCGACGCAAATTCCTTGACTTTTGAAGGTCTCAAACCAGTCATCCGCCGTGTTACCAGCGTTTTCCGTGATTGGAAGCCATCTCCTCAGATATGTGTTGAAGTAAATCTTGTTGTTCAACGTTGTCTCCGGTGGGTGAAACGGGGTGAGACTTGGTGCCCCACCCCGTTGTGACATTATTTATAGTACGCCCTTTTTTAGTTGGTGTCAAGTGGTTATCTGACCGGACAGATGCCACCTTCACACTCCATACTCTCCATGTCCCCGTCTGGGATGTCGTCAAGAGGCAAAGGCTTCACCGTCTTGCTGAGGCGCTCGAATTGTTCCTTGGTGATGGCCTCTTTAGGAGCTAGCTTGAACCCATGTCCAGATTCGAGAAGGAAGCTGATCGACTTCAGGTATTGAAGGTTGTCAGCCAACCATGCCTTTATCTGTGGGATCTCCTCTTTCTTGTAGTAGACAGTCACAGAGACGGCTTGATCTGCCCAATGCTTCTGGGCCATCTTTAGTACGTCGAGCTGCTTCCATGTGTCAAACCCCTCGTCTACTACAGGAGAACCTTCAGGAGCCTGCACATAGAACTCAGCAACCACTGTTCCATGATCCAGTGATCCATCTAACCTGACGTCGGGCTCGATGTGGTGCCCGGCCGCCCTGAGCTGACCCACCAAAGGATCTTGCGCAGAGAACCTGACACGTTGGATCATGTAGCGACTCAGTGGGGCATGGATTCCTTCGTAGCCTCCACAGTCCATCGCTTTTGAACGTGTGCCCGACGGCTTCACCACCGTGGTGCGGATACTCCTAGGAATGCCTAGTTCAGCACTGTAGCGGCTGTCCTCAAGCTGGATAGCTTGGTAGGCCCGGTCTAGCGTCTTAGGGTTGAACAGAGGAGAGTTCAACAATCCTGTGATGCCGTTTCCTGTCCTACGATTCCTAGCGACAACCTCCGCTGAGATGGGGTGGTGGTACTTATCCATCGTCACACGCTTGGCCCAACGCTGCATCAATCTGGCGGATGAGATGAACTCCTCTTCCGAGTCCATGTTGCAAAGAGCCATCTCTGTGAGATTGCAAGGCTCACCTGGTTCCAAACAAGCCTCTCCACAAGGGTTGACACCCTCCGCCGTGTCCGCCTTCAACTCCCCCATGCGCCCGTACTTGCGGATGTTGGAGCGAACTACGATACCGAATGCCTCTCCATGCTCATAGGTTTTCCAATACAAAGGATGCAAGTCTTCAACGTTGTCGCACATCACAGAGAAGTTAGCCTTGCCACGGTAAGAGGGCAGTGTACCCAAGTCCCATCGCTTTGCTTGAAGGTAGACACGGTCGAACGAGTCCCCAATGATTATGATGGCCGATCTCCGAACGTTTCCTGCCACGACCATCTCACCAATGGCGCAAATGATATCAGCGGCGTCCAGAGGACGAACACTCTTCCCTGCCCTAGGATTTAGAATCAACCCTATACTCTCTACTAGTTTGATGAGGTCGATAGGACCGGATGCCGTTCCTCCGAAGCCGTGGATTATTTCACCAGCACCACGAACGCACACTGTGCTGTAGGTGAAGCTACGCCCCGTGACGAAGTAAGATTCCAACACACGACGAAGGAGTTCACACCAACCCTCACGGCTATCAGGAACAATGAAGTCGGCGTCCTTCGTGGCCTTATGCTCGATTACGACTCCCTTCTTGACCTTGGGTAACTTGCTAACGAACTGGTGCTCCACACTGAGACCAACGCCACCACCGAGCATCAGAAGGTCCTGTACTGTGACGAACACTTGCCAGTCAGACGCATTGAAATACCAGCAATTGTTCAAAGCTGCCCCACCGATACGTGCGTGAGCCTCCGCCCCGGAGAACCACCACCCACGTCCAGCCGGACCAGCCTTGTTACCGATCATAAGACGCAGAAGCTCTTTCTGTTCTTCCTCGGGAACGTTACGACCCCTCACGTTTCCAGAGATGGCTCTGTCCGCCGCCTCACGCAAGGACTCGCTACCGTTAGGGGTTCTGCGGGAATAGGTGCGCCTGAAAACAATCTTGCCTAAATTTGACCAGTTATTACTCACTTCGTTGTTGCCTTTCGTTTGCTCTTGATTGTTGTTGCATCCTTTAGCCTTTTCTCCCGTTTCAAACCCTCGTTGTATATGAACGGAGTGATCTTCCGAATGAGGAACCCGGTGCAATATGCATTCACCTCGTTCTCATGCTTGGCTCCAATATGGTCCATGATGTCCCACACTAAGTGGCTGGTTTCGTGGGCCACGGTGCCAGCGTCCCCGGCATACTCCAGTAGCAGATATGCGACACCCCCGTACATGGCACAGCACAGACCGCGTGGGTTGCCAATGGACTTGTTGCCAAAGATGTCACGGCGCTCCTTGTATGACTCAGTAATGCTGTCTGTGAGGATAACGCGGGCTTCGTAGTTGAAAAGATCTATAGGTATGGAGAGGAACTTCTCATTGAGTCCCTTCCTAGGGATGTTCCAGGTGGCCTTTTTACTCATGTCGCCATCCCTGCGGAATAGCCACCGGACTGACATCGTCCATCAGGTTGAACCTGCGACGAATCAGGTAGGAGCGGCAAGGTCCGCCGTTGGTGTGATAGAGATTGTTGTCCCTATGAAACTCCACCAACGGCACACCCTTGTCGCAGTCGTAACATTGAAGATTGCAGCACTCCTTCGCCACCTGTTGCTGCGGTGTCACGCTGCTGCCTCTTCCTTGGGTGGGTTGAGGATCTCCCAGACTCGCGCCCGAATGATAGCCTGCACCTTCTCGTCTTCCTTCACTCGTTCACTGGCGGCCACAACTCCGTTTCCTAGGGTGATAGTCGTCTCATCTCCCTTGTCACCAGTGACCAGGTCGATCCACGAACCACGCTTGGTGAACACTCCGATCTTGTCAGCGAAGGACACCATGTCAGCCACTCGGTCGAGACCCGAGTCATAGAGCAACCGGACCTCAGTCTCACGGAATGGAGCAGCCACCTTGTTCTTTACAGACTTGATCTTGATGATGTTGCCGATGGGTACCGACTTGTCACCACCTTGGAACTCCTTGACCGCCCCGCCCTCACCGATCATCTTGGTCTTGCGAACATCGAGACGAACACTGGCAAAGAACTTCAGAGCGCGTCCACCAGTGGTGACCTCTGGAGACCCAAACATCACACCAATCTTCTCTCGGATCTGGTTGATGAAGATTACGGTCACGCCGGACTTGGCCACCTTAGCCACTAGGATGCGCATAGCCTGAGACATGAGACGAGCCTGAAGGCCGATGTTGCTGTCCCCGATCTCACCCTCCAGCTCAGCCTTGGGGACTAGGGCCGTGACCGAGTCAACCACAATGACATCGACTGCGCGGGAGTCAACCAGACGCTCCACTACCTGCAATGCCTGTTCACCGTAGTCCGGCTGTGAGACAAAGAGGTTGTCAACGTCCACTCCCAACGTAGCTGCCCACTGTGGATCGAGCGCGTGTTCCGCGTCCACGAATGCCCCCAGACCACCGGCACGCTGCACACTAGCAAGGATGTCCAGAGTGATCGTAGTCTTACCCGCCGACTCAGGACCAAAGATCTCTATGATCCTCCCTTTGGGCAGGCCACCACATCCTAGGACCCAGTTGTCCAGAGAAACTAAACCAAGTGGTATCGACGGAACAGGTTCTCCAGCACGGTCACCAAGACGGATAAGCATTCCCTTCGCCTTGAACTCGACCTCCATATCCTTGCCCAGCTTGACGAGTGCTTTGAACTTAGCATCTCGACTCTGCGGTGCCTCAGCCTTTACCTCGGCCTTAGCACCTCCCTTCCCTTTAGGCTCTACAGGTGCCTCCATCGGCATCTCTGTAGGCACCTCGCTAGTAGGAGTCCCTTTTCCTAGGGAACTGTCCTTGAAGAATGTCACTCTGCTTCTACCTCCTGTGCTACTTTCCTACCGTGTGTCAAGGTCACGAACTTCCTCAACTTTGGTAAGTATTCTCTCCACGTTTGGCCCCACGGTCCTCGGATTGACAATGCCCACGCGACTCCAAGACTTTCTACCTTGTGGTGGTTGTCTCTAGGAGTGAACTTGGGGCGGAAGCTAGGTCCGAACTCTTTCACCGAAATAATCTGAGCGTATGGGTAGCTGATTCGGTGCTCTCTTACCCTGCCCTTGAGGAACCATGTCAAGGCATCGAATGCGTGTGAATGGAATGCCTCTCTGGTGCCAGGACGAAAGCGAAGAAATACGACCGATAACAACGGTTTTATCTCAATGAGGAAAAACCCGGTAACACCTGAGTCCTTCCCTCCGTCGGTAGCGTTCTGGAAGAACTTCATGCGGCTGCGAGTCCTTCTGCCTCACTCTGACCAACCAGCAACGTGGCCGACACTCGCTTGGCCCACTTGATGTACTTGGCTCCGAACTTCAGGACCAGGTCTCGTTCCTTACCCTCGTCGATCAAGGCGATCACGCCGACAAGCTGCCCGTAGTTCGCTGTGAAGAACTCTGTCCAGCACGTCTCACAGTTTCTATGACGGGGTGGGAAGTCATTGGTGAACTGGTGCCCACACTCAAGGACTTCGTAGTTGCGCTTGATGGGACGTGGCGTCAAGGAGGCGACATAGGCCGCATACTGTGCGCGATTCATGGTCCCCAACGGGGTATTGAAGGTCTTAGGCGCTGCTACCTTCCGACGAAGAAGCTGGTCCTGAAACCGGGTATTGTTCCGATCATTAGCAGGGCTGCTAGGAGTCTCTTCTGCACTGCCAAGATCGAGGTACATCTTGTGCATACGTTCTGACGTTACTAAGATGGGGGTATTCATGCCGTTTTACGCTCCTTGTTGACCTTGGATCGGTCGATTACTTTGGGGTTGAAGTAGGAAGAGACTGGGAAGATGCGCTTCTGACTAAACGCCAGACCTACCAGGGTCCTCACCTTGTCTACCTCAGGGCTCTGTGTGTCCGGCTCTTGGATGCATGTCACGTAACAGTCTGTGAACAACTTCTTCAGGGAGGGATTGTGCGCGAGGGCCTTATGTGCAGCCAGCTCCACATCACAGAGGAAATCAATGGGGGACATGATGACAACGTTGCAGGTGTTTCCACCCTCATTCACCTTGGAGTAGTCGATGGATTTGATGACTCCCCCGGCTGCGGACTTTACAGTGTGGTAATGGTCGATAACTTCATCGAAAGCGGACTTGTTCTCCTGCTCTCGTGACTCCTGCGATGACTTAGGCTGCATCTAGTTCCTTCTGTGCTTTGTTTTTGATGGATTCCTCCAGTAGTGCTAAGAAGTCTGACCAAAGAAGGGTAACCAGTGCTTCAGTGCGGTTCCTTGTATGGACTAGGATCTTCAGGGTTGACCTGTTGGCATACTTCTTATGGTGGTCAAAGAATGTGGTCGATACGTTTAGGGATTCTCTGTTCTTGGCTTCAATGTCTAGGTTGAAGATCCTGAGCGCGGCCGGGCTGAACTGAATGTCTACGCCCGACTGGCCCATCCCCGTTGAGACGATGTCGTCTTTTTCGAGACCGTGTGCTTTACCGATCTCTAGGAGTGCGTCTCTTATTGCCTGTTGGTGACGCCGTCCCTTGGCCTTCGCGCTACTTGTTTTCACCGGTCTCTACCGGGTGAAGGGTGGCAATGATCTTGAGGATGTGTGCAGGCATGAAGGTGGTGGAGGTGATAACACCGTTGTCGTCCTTGAGGAACACGGCACCCTCTACCTTCACCCGACTCACAGCGGCGTCAATCTCAGCGCGGGGAACCGGGCTCTTACCGTTTATCTCAACGATCCCCTCTAGAGTGAATACCTTGATGGCGTAGGTGAACTTAGGAACCATGCTCAGCACTTCCGCTGCCATCGCCTTATTAGCGGCCGGGGAGAAAGGGTCTAAGGTTGGTACCGTGACAGAAGGGGCAGTGACCGTCGATTGCTGTGGGACATTGTTGACCACTGTCTTTATGGGTGATTTGATAGCAGGTTTTTCCTGCGTTGACTTGTTACGTGACATTTTTGTGGATTCCGTCCTGGGGAAAAGAGTGCCGGCCCGTTACAGGACCGGCTGTTAGTGTGGACCCCTATACAAAGGAAATTGACAACCAACCAGTATCTAAATCCTACTCCCTTTTTTATTTGGTGTCAAGTGGTTTAGATCGTAACCTGCTCTGCCTCGTGCTTGGCCGCTGATATGATCGCGCCCGTCATGATCTTTGCGAAAGACTCTGAGGGCATTTCACCGGATTTGTAAGTGGTTGACTGGGTCACTATCCTAGACTTGTCCTTGGGCATCTCTCGTACAGACGATGTGGCTCCGTCGAACTCCAGAACAACCTTCCCACCTGGTGAGTAGCGCGAGTGACCAACATTGAACAGCATTTGCGGCTCCAGTGCATCCTCTTCGTCGATGTAGTTGCCCATCGCTTCAAAGTCCCGCGCTGTGATGTTCGCCTTCTTGTTCCTGTGCAGACCAATCGACAGGTCGCAGTCCTTGAGAATCTGGCTCGAACCGTCTGCATCGTTACCATCGGCAATCTTATCGTCCTTCAGGCCGCGCGGCTGGATGATACGGAACAGCACCGTTCCTAGTTCCTTGTTGATCGACATCACCTGTTTGGACAGCTTGGACATGTGGATCGTTCTGTGCGCGTCGTTCTTGAGTGTCCGGTCGCAGAACAGTTGAAGATTGTCCAGCACCATGAACTTGACACCGTAGCGCCGCTTGGCCTGGTACATCATCTCGTACAACTCTTCCAGTTCCCGGATCTGCGGATAGGCAAGGTAGAGATCAGCTTCCCTAGAACGCAGAATACTCTTAGCCAGTGGAATGGCCTCACGGATGCGCTTGACCTTGTCTATCTTGTCCTGTTCTGATTTGGCCGGGGAGTCGTCTGTCTGGGTAATCATACTCAGCCATTTCCTAGCTAGACGTGCCTGGGTCATCTCTCCGCAGATGAACACACCGGGCTCGTTGTAGCGAGCTACAAGGTCGTCGATCATGTTCAGGGCCACCGTGCTCTTACCTACCTTGCCCCCTGCGATCAGGTCGATAACGTCGCCGTCCTCAAAGCCCCCGATCTTGTAGTTCAGACTATCCCACTGGGTGATGTACTTGGCTTCGTCCTTCTCCTTACCTTCATACTCTGCTTCTAGCTCGTCGAGTGATTCGCCCAGCGACTTGACACCCTTGACATCGAACTTCCTAGCGGCCTTGAGTAGAGCTTGGAACTTCTCAAGATCCCCGCCGCCGTGCTTGAACCAGTCGTTGATGTCCTTCCCGCTTTTTTCATTGCCCTCGTCGTCAATGAAGGTAAATGGTGGAATGACCACCCTGTAGCAGGAGTCTAGCCCCAGTTTCTCAGCTAGGGCCTGTGCGCCCTTCTCACCCTTCTTGTCATTGTCATAGAGGATGTACTTCTTCTCTACGTGCGCCACCAGGTCAACCCACAGGGTTTTCTTGATGTCGGCACCGGGCACACCGACCACGTCCTTGACTTTGTTGGAGAGGCATGACAGCGCGTCGTACTCGCCCTCAACGAAGATGATCTCCTTCGTCTCCTCGGTGATGGTCTGCTCATTGTAAAGAGGCACGTCCCAGCCAGTAGGGGCAGAGAATGACTTCGCGTCCGGCGGAAAGCTACGGTACTTGGCGAAGACTGGTCGTCCGTCCTTGAGGTACGGGATGACAATCGCCTTAGTCTCTTTGTTCAGATTCCTGAAGTAGCGGTTCGGGGTAAGGCCGATCTTCTGCTCTTGAATCACCTTCAGGTCAAAGCCGCGTGTGGACATAAGGAAGTCCAGAGCATCCTGGTCCTGCATCAGCGCCTCATGGCAGCGGTCTACGTTGGGCAGCTCCTCCGTCTTGTCGCTGTTACCGGCCCAGTCCTTCTGTGATTGGAAGTTAGGGTCGCGGTCACCCTGTGACTTCATCAGCTCGTACAGATTGCCTGACTGTGAGCACTTCTTGCATTCATGAAGCCCGTCTTTAGTGCCGGTTACCGCTGCATAGAAGTGGTCTGACTTTCCGCAGTAGGGGCAGTTGTCCAGGATGATCTGGTCCCCGGTCTCCTTGTACCCCCAACCCTTTGATTGGGCGTACTGAATCATCTTGCTTGAACTAGCGTCAGCCATTCTGTTTCGCCTTTTCTTGCTCGGCTCTCTGTTTTATGTCTTCGTGTTGACGTCTTACCGCTTCGTTGTGTTGCTGAATAAGGTAGTTTTCATGGTCAGCCGTAGCACGGTTGTGTGCGAACTGCGCTCGCTCTAAGTCTAGAGCAGTAACAACAACTCGCAGGTGGAGTCCCCGTATATCCTGCACTTGGTCCTTCGTCATTAGTTATCCCTGCCTTTCTCGAGCCACTCGTTCAGCTCTTGCTGGTACTGCTCTGCGGTCACGTTCCGACGCTGTACATCTACGGAGTAGGAGCCGCTACACCCCGCACTAAGCATTCCTCCGAAGTAGTCGCTGGTAGCGTTCTTTGCTTCCGACGTAGCCTCCTCTAGAAAGCACAGTAACCCTTTTTTGTCATGCGCTCCGATTTTGATAGTTACTTCAATGGCATGGGCAGGAGCTTGAGTGTTCTGAGTGTCCGCCATTAGGCCGATACCTCGTAGATCTCCGTGGACCGAGTCTCCCGAACGATGCGGAACTTGCGATCCGTCGGAGAAGGGAACTTCTCCCTGTGTTTCTTGATTGCGGTTTTCGCCCCGGATATCGTGCTGAACGTGGCGGAGCTGCTTACACTAACCCACTCCCCGTCCCCAAACAGATAGGAAAAATACTGTGGGGTGTACTGTGTGAATCTTTGGATGAATGCCGCTACAGGGGTGGATCTTACCGTTGACTTCTTTGCAACTTTGCTCATAATCCCTCTCCTCTCACTATCTCCCCGTAAACATCTGCTACGAGGTCGTCGATGTACGTTGTGTCCGCTTTGGCTGGCAAGGTGGAAGACTCGGCCGCCTGTTCAACCTGGATAAGTAACTCCTCGATCTCTTCTGCAACCGCTTGGTATGGCACCCTACCCTTCTTGATGTCTAGGATGTGGGCAGCGTTCACTAGTGGGAAGGTAATGTGGCTGGTCTTGAGGAGTTCTAGTGCCTGCTCTGCAACCCGTACAGCGTGCGACAAAGCCTTCCAATCAACCCCTTCGTTGCTCTCTGCAAGTCTTGCGCGGGTACCGTAGTTCTCGTAGATCTTAGAGAAAATACCGTGCGCCTCCCTAACCGTGTTATTGAAGCCTACCTTTCGGTTGCAGCATTCAAAGTAGGTCTCGGAATGTCCCGGCGTTGTGTCCTGGGTGATGATGTGCATGTTGTCGCTATTCTCAGCAATAAGCTGCCCAAGACTCTGCTTGAATGCACCCACCTTGGAGGTGGGCAGGGGGATGTCGATAAGTTCAGCAAAGAAATCCTTCGCTGCCTTTGCCGCCGCCACCCGACTGCCCTTGATGCCGTACTTGTTGGCTTGATTCCGGCAATAACCTACGAACGCTGTGCTCTTCTTAGTGAGCAGTCTGTGACGGTTATTTCGTATCTCGCCCCAAAGATAGCTGCTCTTGAGTAAGGCAGAGTCAGGAGCGAAGAGCATGTCCAGTGCTACCGTCTCCCCCTTGGTGGCCAGCTCAAGGAACCGCTGCAAGGAGTAGCTCTCTTCATCAACATCATTGGAATTGTTGCGCTCTCCTTCGGCTTTTTCTCTCTGCTGCCTCTTTGCAGAACTGGGAACCCTTTGTAACAGGATTTCCCTAGCGGTAGGAAGATGTACAGCCTTGAAGTCGAGATCACTCTCTGGCGTGTCGGTCCCATACAAGTGAGACCCGAATTTCATACTCACAACAGTGCTCACGCTTCACCTCTTCGCTTCTTGTCCTCACCTACGTTGTGGCGGAGATTAGCAGTCATCTCGTCACAGAGTGCTGCACCAAGTTCATCGACGGACTTATGTACCGGGAGAGGAAGTCTTAGTTTCCAACCCCTATCCTTGACAGCCCTGACACAGTAGTCATGTGTGGCAGATATAAGAAGTTCCCCACTATGGAAGTCCTTTACATCACCGTAAATGGTGTTTGAATGGCGATTACCACCGTGGTACAAGCTCATCGTCACTTCCCTTTCCTGTTGGTTAGGCACGCCCGACCCCCGCAGCACCTTCGGTGAAGAAACCCTGTCCCAACACGGTGATGGTGATTACCCGGTACTTACGCCCAACATCTATTTGTCTAACTGCGTTGGTGATGTCCTGAATGAACCCGGCCGCAATCAAGGCGTCCACATCTTTGTTCACTTTGTCGTACTCTTCTGCCTTGGTGGGCAGGTCAGTCGGAGCCTTCCGTATAACTATTTGTTGCGGCTCCAGAATCGCCATTTCCTTCATCATTGCCACTTGGCTCTCGTTGAGTTCCAACATCACTAATCTCCTGTTCTAGGGAGTCCCAGATCCTTGTTCGTATCGACGCACGCACACTGTGCGGCATAACAGTGCCGTATTGTTGGTAGAACGCCCCCTCTTCCTTGAGGAGTCCTACATCTACCTTTCGACTCTTCTCCTTGACGGTGTTATCTATCTCACGGAGGTCAATACGAAAGGATCGCTCGGCTACGGTGTTCATCTCTATCTGGTCAGCAGTGTCACGGAGTAGCTTCACAAAGAACTGACGAAGTGCTCCATCACCCTGCCGGCTTGACATAGACGCTGAGATTCCCTGGTACATCTCAGTCAGGTTCTTACGGAAGTACGCCGTGTCGAGCGGCTTTGACTTGAGTTCACATAATTCGCACATGGTTAGGGCTTAGCCGCCTTCTCTAGAACTGTGTACTTGTCGTTGTAGTAGCAACTGATCTCCCCTACTTGGGGAAACCGTCCCATCTTTCTTGAACGGGTAGGCAGAGAAACGGTATTCCAATGCGCCCGTATAACTCTCTATATCCACCCGCACCCTCGTTACCCGGCCAACCTTGGTCACACCGTAGGACCCCACCTCAACCTTGTCACCGACCGCCACCGGAAGTTCTGCTATGGCTGCCTCTTGCAATTGCGACCATAGTTCCGAAGCGGCTTCTTTCGCGGCTTTGTGCTGGCAGGTAAGGTCCCTTACCGCATGGCTCCAATCGTGCTTCATCTTGCCGTCTCCTTGTGTGTCTGGTGCAGGTTGGATAACTTACGGTGCAGCTCTGCGTTCTTTACCCGGTAGCGACTGAGTGCCCTACGCTCCCGCCTATGGGAGAGAACAGCCTTGACTATGTAGGTCACTCGGAACGCTGCGTAGGTGAAACTGGCTAGGAATACGGCCGACAACAATGTCTCTGATTGCCACGTCATCATTCGATTATACTCCGTTTTGTTTTTGGTGTCGAGCCGTTTATCCGACTACTTGTTTGCCTTGAACTTTTCCGGCAACTATCTGACTGATGAGTTTGGATGCTTGCCCCTTCTTGAGTCCGGCTGGAATCGGGCGGCCCTTGAGGAGGCGTTTCAACATACGTTCCTGACCATCTGTCATATCGTCATCGTGCCACTCGGCCTCACGCTTCAGGACGATGATAGAGTCACCTGCCTTGGACATGAGAAGCTCGTCCGCCGCCTGTAGCGCCTTCTCCAGCGTCTCCCGCTGTCCCCGGTACTTCTGATACTGGATGACTGCGGTGATCTCCCACTGACCCAAGGTGTTCTGTCGGATCTGGATCTGGTCCTTAGCCTTCACATCCTTGTTAGGAATGTTGATTACGTAGGCCCCGTCGAAGGTCCTGTGCCACGCTAGTTGAGAATTGCTCTCAATCTCCTCGGGGAACTTCACTTCCCAGATGTCCGCTGCCTCTACGGTGGCTTGGATCTGGTCGATGTTCTCCAGCTCGGAGAAGTCAACGTTCGGGTGCTCCTGCTGAGCCTTCTCAATGGCCTTGTAAGCCTTGGTAGCCGACTTGCCCTGTAGATCCAGATCCCCGGACATTCCGAAGATAGAGGGCAGTGTCACCAGAGAGTTCTTAGTGGTGGAATCCACTACGTCGATGATGAGGCAGTCGATCTTCTCAAGAGCCCAGTGTTCAGCAAGAGCAACCTTGAGGTTGTCCACTCCGAACTGGAGCCTCAGACCACGTCCCACACGTTGTACAAACGCTACTTGGGACTTCGTCGGCCGCGCCATGATGATGCAGGCTACACGCCAGTCGTCGTATCCCTCGGTGAGCACGTCGCAGTTACACAGTACGTCGAGACTGAGTTCCTGCATTGCCTCCGGGGAAGGAACCGGAAGACCGTTATTGACACAATACTCTTCAATTGCAGCCGGCCCTTGGTGCCGGGCTAGTTTCCAAGCACGCTCGGGGTCGTTACCCCATACCGCCGCCGCCCTGACTCCGTGACGGACAAACATCGCCGCCAAGTCTTTGGAGTGCTGGATATCTACACAGAAAGCAATGGTGACCTTGCCCTTAGCGTTGTCGAGCCATGCCTTGACTACGAGCTGGTTGCGCTTAGGGTTGTTGACTGCCTCGGAGAGTTGCCCCTGCTGGAAGTCACCGGCTGTGGACTTGACGAAACTAATGTCCGTACCGGTCTTTAGGCGGATCGCCCGAACGTCACACAGGTACCCGTCTTCGATGGCCTGTTTGATCGGGTAGGAGTGGGTGATCTTCTTGTAGACCTTTGCCAGAGCCACGCCGTCCGCGCGACCAGGGGTCGCCGTCACACCCACGTTCAACTTGTCCGGCCGGTTGGCCAGCATGTCGAAATACTGATAAATGTTGACGTAAGAGGTGGCTGTGGAGTGGTGGGCCTCGTCGGTAAGGACTAGCTTTACATTGTCCTTGTTCCAACGTGCTAGGCGCTTCATACCCGTAGCAGTTCCTAGTGTCTGAACCGACGCTACGATCACGTCGGAGTCAAGGTCGGCCCACCGGTCCCCCATCTCGATAGAGACCTTGAGGTCAGGGTTGCGGAGCTTGATCTTCTTAGCAGCTTGCCCGGCCAGTTCGTCCCTATGCACTAGGATTAGAGACTGCCCACCTAGTCCTAGGAACTTGGGCAGGGCGGCCATGTACTCAGTGTTGTGAGTTACCGTGAAGTCACCGAGTAGGAACAATTTGTCCCCGTCTATCTCAAAGCCGTAGTAGTCCCCTTCGCCAACCGAATTGAGTTGGATACCCGTTACGAGGTGGTTCTTCTTCTGCTGCCGCTTGGGTGCAACCTTACGGATGACCTTTACCGGAACTTCGGATAGATCACCACTGATGAAGACGCGGTGGTAAACATCAGATGCTCCTGTTTGGCAACTCTTTATCTCAGAAGATTTATTGGCTGCGAATCCTAACGACCTCGCTAGGAAAAGGATGTCGTTTGCGAGCACTTCAAACTTAGAAGTGATCTCGAATCCCCCGCAAGATAAACTGCCGTCTGTGTCAACCAGCCCGGCCAACAACTGAAGTCGGATCTCCCTCGAATTAGCTTTGTACACATGGGGAATGTGTTTATTTTGAATTACATTCAGTCTCCGAAGGCCCTCAAGTATAGGGCACTTCTTGCCGGGACCGCGCTTGCCGGTAACAATCCTTGTTACAGGGCAGCCACCTTCACCGTAGATGGTAGTGCTGGTAGTAAACCCTCTTTGCCTCGCGTAATCTTCTAGGTAGGAGATCACCTCGACATCGGGGCAGTGAATGTCCTTGCTGTCAGAGTCACCGTCTCCAAGCCATAGACCTAAGAAGTAAGGATCGACCGTAACCTCGGACTCTGCGAACTCTACTCCAACCCTATACCCCTTAGCCCGGTGTTTGAAGTAGTCATGCTTCCCTAGGTACTCATCCACAGAAATGTTTACGTATTCTGGGACTCTCCCTGCCCTTGTGGGGGTCAAGTAGAGAGACAGAATGTGCGAGCGATTTACAGTGTATGGGTCACCTTTTACCGGGGTGACCGTGAACATCTCCTCCCTGCCACGTGCAAGACTGAGAACGGTTCTGGGAGTGGAATCGGGACCCATAAGAAGATCACCAACTACAACGTCCTCTACGTTTTTCACTGTCCCGTCGAATATAAGGACAGGAGTTCCTTTAGCCAAGCACTTGCCCGTTCCTGTCGCCGCCGCAATGAGGAGCTGTCTGATACCAGCGTCAGCGTCTTTCTTGGTGCAAGCTAGTTGTTCTAACTGATATGGTCTCTGTTTCACAGCCCCTCCTTCCTATTAGTGTTTTGGTACTCGAACTTCCCGCAGCATATTTCTCTTGAGCAGCATCTGGCGTATCCGGTCCTCATGCCGACCGTTCCCAGCTATCGCCCAAATAACTAACAGCGTCCTTCTCGTCGTGATTCGCTTCATGTACATCCCCTCTTTTGGTTGGTGTCGTGATGTTTTACGCCGCTCTCTGCTGAGACCTGTGCCCAGCAATCAGAGTTCGCGTGTGGAAGAATCCCTTGAGGTCCGACTCGGTGTCCATAATGAGACGTACATAACGACTCCGGTATGAATTGTTGAGCTTGAACGGGTCCCCTGTGGTTTCAAAAGAGTAGTACCAACGGAGCCGGGCAAAGAGCCCCTCGATGCCGTAGGTATTCAGGCCAGATGCCTTGACTTGCCGGGCCAACTCTACGAGCTTCACATAGACGTGGGGGTTTTTCTCGTGGAACACCTCGAACCTCTCTTGAATACGGTCCTTAGGTGAGGGGCGAAGTTGCCGGGACATCAAGAGAGGGATGGTGCGGGGTAGTGATCGCGTTTCCATGTTTAGATATTACTCCGTCTTTTATTTGGTGTCAAGTGGTTGTTGGGATATGTGTGGGATCGAACCTTGCTTTCCATTCAGCGCGAGCGGTAATGAAGTCCTCACCGAAAACCTTGGTACAGATAGCGCACTGCTTTCTCTCACACTCCCTAGAACTGCATTTAGCGCACTCACTGTTCGCGTTGATCCAATCGAAGAATCCGTAGCAAGTAGCGCATTGTTCGGGGCAAGCCTCAGTCATCCCTATCTCCTTAGAAAAGCGCGACAAAGCAGATGCCTTTGTACAGAATCCTAGCGCCCAACTTCTCAAACTCGCCCGGCGTCCAGTGGGCACGGTGTCGCTCGAACTCATTACCATAGACGGCTCCCTGCTCCAGGTAATTCTCACCATAGGGGCAGGATATGATGATGCGCCGGTTCTTCTGCCTCAGGTGATAGAGGAGCATCATCCCAGTCTCTTTGTTGATGTGCTCAAAGCTGTCAATCATCGTCACAAGGTCATAGCCGACATACTTAGGCCAATTGGCCATGTCGCTAAAATCCTCAATCGCAACCGAGTTGGCCACAGAGTAGTGAAGCGAGCTGATGTATCGCTCAAACCCTTCAACAGAGTCGATGGTGACTTTCCATTGCCTAGGAAGTAACCGCTCGTAGGCGATGTCGAGGGCTTCTCTGAAGAGCACAAGGTACTTTCCGCTACCGGAGCCAAGGTCAAGCACTTTCCTCGGCTGGATCTGTTGGGCAGCGTCGATGATGGGCGGTATGTTTGCGAAATGCGATGTAGGCACTACGTGTTCTCCTTAGTGTTTCGGGTACCACCCATTCAATCGAATGAAGCGGAGCTTCTTGTTGGCATCCACCGGGTGATCTACTCCGTCGGGACTCTGTATGACTAGGTCGTGACGATGTACAGCACTGTGGCACGATGACCCAAACCCGGAGCACAGTGTGATGAGGTTTGAAGATGTATCAGGACCTTGTTGTGACCTGAACACGATGTGGTGGGCATTTAGATTGTTCCGGTACCCACAGTGTCGGCAACGATGTTTGTCTCTAAAAAAAACCCGCGTACAAAGTAGGTCATACTCTGCACGCGGGAGAACCGCTCTTCTCTGTTTCAACTTATTTTACGCTGCCTCTTCTTCGTACTCCTGCTCTCCGATTACAACTTCATCCTCAAGGTCCTCTCCTTGTTCTCCGGGCATTCCGCTTAGGATCTCCGCAAAAATCATTTCAGCCACAAAGCCATCCGAATACTCGGTGGAACCAGCCTTCTCCTCTACTCCCTTACTCCCCAGGTATTTGCGGAAGGCATCGAGACCGGGGGTAATGACATTGTCCTTAGTGAGACGGGTGACCTGTACGTTCCACCACGTAAGTTCATTATCACCAATCAACCCCTTGAGTCGCTTCACCTCGGCGGAGATGGCCTCCAACCCGGTTGTGGGAGCCAGCTCGACCAGGCGGCGGATGTGACCGTCAAGCTTCTCATGCAACTGCGTGTCTGGGTTCAGCCAAACATTGTCGGGCTCAAGGCTAAAGATTTCCTTCAACTTGGAGATGCTGATTCCCTCGATCTCCTGTCTAACGTAGCCCAACGATGTCGATACCCGGACAACACGCATGAGGTACTGAGCCTGACGCTCCTTGATCTCAAGGTTCTGTTCGCAGAAGGTCTTGAGAGTATGGCCCCACTCTGCAAGGTAACCCTTGTCCTGTGCTTCCGTGAGAAGCTCGGCCATGTCAAAGTTGATCGTACTCAAGGTCTGCCGCATGTTCTCCAAGTGCTGTCTTACCTTGGCTGATCGGCCGGCTTCGGATTGTTCGTAAACTGCTGAGTTGATTTCTGTCATGATTCCTTTTCTTACCGTGTGTGCAAACCAAGGTTTGCTTTGTTTGCGAAGTCGAGCGCCTTAGACGAGTCATCTGTGCAGAAGGCAACCTCGTCCGCGTGCCATGTCCAGTGTGCGTACACACATGTGGACGGTGTGTGTACTCCACCACTACCACCCCTACTTAGGTAGTAATAGTCAATGTTCTTAGGGGCGGTAACCACCTTGGTCGCCACAGCCATACCACCAAGAACGATCAAAAAAAAGACAACCTTCCAAACGTTGTCCCAGTCAAATACGTCATCCCAGTCCATTACTTAGTCACTACCTTTCGTTTCTGTTTTACCGCACAGTGTGCGGCACTTGGTTTGATACCAGCTCGTTTCAGGTTGACTAGGATCTGAGCGGTACCGTCGATAGCAGCTTCAAACTCGTTGAGGTGCGTCTCACCCTTGTTTAGGGGCACACAGTTGAACTTCACATGGAGTAGCTCGTGAACTATGGTCACTTCCATGTCCCATAGGGTTATGGTTTCCTTTGGCTTGTACCGTGGGTGACAGAGTGTGATCCTAGCCTGCCTAACACTGGGATAGAAGAGACACGAACCCTGCGACTCTATGTTCTTCTCAGGGACTTCCACTGCTATGTCCCAGTCCCTAAGCTTTAGCGTCTTCTGCCACTCGGCCAACAATCTATCGGCCTTGATCTGGGCAGGTGAGACTCTCATGCTGCTTCGGCCTTACGAAGCTTGCTCTCAAGTCTCTTCACTTTGTTTTGGAGTTTGTGATTCTCGGTGGTAACGAGTACAAACTGACGGGCCATAGACTCTGCGGCGGCCGCAATACGCTCAAGAGCATCGGCCTGACGCATTACTGAACCTAGTGTGATATCTTCATGGCTGTTGACGCCATCAGTCTGAGTTTTATTTCTTCCCCAATCAATCCTGCTTTGACTCTTGAAGCGGGTTAGCGTTGACATGGTTTATGATCCTTTCGATTCCTAGCGACAAACAAGGTCACACAGTAGACCTGAGTTGTGACCCCAATCCCACTTTGTCAGGCTCATGGTGCATAGACATAGAGGCAATGTCATGACGGGGTAGCGAACCCAACTGCGTGTGCCCACCACTTACCTACCCCGTTGAGGGATTACATCGTGGGATGTTCTTCGGTACCAGGCACCATTCGTGCCTATGTGACCTTGTTTGTGGCTATTTGATGGGCGGGTTTATTGCCTCGTTTGAGACGAGGGCCTTGGACTCCCACGTCCCCATCAAATCTCAATATCGTGCCCCCGCGTAGTTACGCTATCGGTCGAGGCCCAACCGCGTGTCCCACACCCTTCATATGTACACAGGACTAGGGCCAGTGGGAGCCTGTTTTGTGGCGACGGGGTCTTGTACTGAGTGACGCGCATCCAGTCCAATTGACAAAGTCAAGACATCCATTCCGTCGTCACAAACTTGGAGATGGCGGCGGGAGTCGAACCACACGCACTCGGGATTTCAAGTCCCTAGCTCTACCACTGAGCTACACCATCAAAGCTTAGGTGGGCAGGGGGAGGGACTCCCCTCGTTTGTCGAATAGGCTCCTAGCTCCTGTTCGCCCACCTTGAAACTATGCAGGGCCGGACTAGAATCAGTCTCTAACGCTGTCACCACTTGGTGTCCGACTCTGAAGCCGGCGACTAGGATCTTGTTCTGTCCTAGGTCTCTACGCTTTGCGCTTGTTCTGCGCTCCCTGCAAACTCTTTGCAACGGGCAGGCTTCTCGTCCGTACCATAACTCCGAAGAGCCGTCCTGATTGAACGACGTTGCAAACTTGTTCGCGGGTGTGGGGCTTGATTCCCACTACTAGGCTTATCGGCTGACCATCCGGCACTTTCACCGGAATCTACTTCCCATCAGCGGGAGAATGTCTTCCCTAGCACTTTACGTCCTCTGTGTCCTTCCACAGCGACCCACGTAATAGCTCTCGGTGAGTGGTACCTGCTACCACTGCTCCATGTTCAGCCTCACCCTTACGGCTGTGAGGTCACCAAGTAAATCTAATCTTTCGTTCTGGCGGGGGTTTGATTTAGGACCTACCCCTCTTACCTCTAGGAACGGTCATGCTAGCGGCCAGAACTGTTTGTTTGAAACCAAACCACCGAGTCAGCACCCAGAGAACGGCTCCGGATTATCGAGTGGTCCAGTAACACAGGATTAGCGTCGTATCCTGCTCACCTCACGTCAAGGACGCCGCCGTCGCTGTAGGGTCGGGCTCCGTAAGGTTGTTGAACTCAGTGGGCACCTCGTCGGTGACTCACTATATAAACAATACTCCAGTTTTATTTCGGTGTCAAGTGGTTTTGCGAACTTTGTTAGCTATTCTTTGAAGCACTGGATCTACCTTCACAATCCCAGTGAGAGTACCACTGCTCAGGTAGGTGTTGAGTGTTTCTCGTTCGGTTTTGGACAACGTGACAGCCTCAAGCACATGCTCCTCAAATGCATCCCACGTCATAGGGAAAGACTCCCTTATGATACTGGAGATGGCGTGTGCAAACTGCCGGATCTCCCACTGCGCCCCTTGCGCCGTTCTCAGTTTGGTGAAGTGAAGAAGGTTATGTAGATCACATTGAACCCTCATACGGCTGTAGGTGTTCAGTGGCAGAGTGATACGTGCAAGTTCCCTGGCTACCTCCTGGTTGAGGCTATGGTGGTACCCGTCGAACGCCTGAGAACTAATATCACGAGTCCTGTCTAGGAACATCTCTGCGGCTTCGGGGGACACCGGCTCACCACTGCCCTGTTTATTGGTTTTACTCTGTACCCTGACACGATCCAGTGTGGGGACGTAGTATTCCTCTGCGAGTTCAGCGTATCGTCCGCTTATCTCATTCAGGCGTAATGTCCTATGCCTGACAAGTTCACGGAATACGAAGATGGGAGCTTTGATGTCAAAGGTGAGGACACACTGCTCGAACGGGCTTGTGTGCCGCTCACGCATCAGGAAGTTTATGAGTCTCCGTGTATCTTCCTCGTCCCCAACCCCCCGGTCATACGACACCCTGGCGGCTGACACTACCGACTCATCATTTCCTAGGTAGTCCCTTAGGACGACAAATCCTTGGTCTAATACTGGGATGACATCGTCGATGCGCCGTTCAGCACCAGGGTTCACTGCTCTGTATGTTTGCTGCAATCCTATTTCCTTCTCTTAGCTAGGTTTTCTGTTTACAGTTTAGCCAGCAGCCTATCCGTGTCGGCTTCGATGCGGGAGTACCGTGCTGCTACGCCGTGGGCTTTGTCCTTGAGGGCCGTGAGTGCGATGTTCTTGACGGTGATGGCCGCCTCGTGCGCCTCGATCTGGGTGTTGGCTTTGGCGAGTTTCAAATCGGCCTGGATGGCTGACGAAATGTTGGTGGTGAGCGAGGGCAGCGAGAAGCTACCAGTGCGGACGAAGTTCTTAGCGCGGTAATAGAGATTCTTCATGGTCGTGCTTTCTCCGTGGTTCTTAGTTACGCACAGTGTGCGGTTATGGTTAGTCGAGACGGATGGTAGATGCTTTGAAAAAATACCCAGAACATACAGTTCCGGTAACTTTGTATCCACCGGGGGATGTGGCCGAGAAGCCGGTGTGAAGGTCGTCGTCTTTAGCACAGGAGAACGGACTCCAACCGGTTATCGTGATGTCCTTGTAGCCCTGCTGTGTGAGGATGCGTGTTGCGTTCGGTGCGTCGGTACATCCGTTTGCTAGCAGGCAGGTGGTTACCACTAGGAGTAGGAGAAAGGTTCGCTTCAACTAGCTTCCTGCCCTTCTGTAGACTGGGTACCGAGAACCTCACCCAGTTTGACGGCCGTGTTTGCGATGTCCTCGGCTACGGAGGCTGTATTGTCATCTTCAGTGGTCTCGGATGACGACTTGGCCCCTTCCTTCTCGGAAATGTTGGCAGCTACTAGGTGCAGTGGGGAGCCGCTGATCCTTGCCTCCTCGATCTGCGACACGTACTCAGGATGGTCAGCCAACATCCTAGCAATCTCGGCATCACGCTTGGCATTGTCTTCCTCGGTTGGCCCCGATGACGACTCAGTCTCAGACTCGGTACCCGACGATCTCTCTACCAGGTCCTCACTAGGAATTGACGAGCTAGGTCCGTAGATCCGGTCGATCCAGCTCTGTACGATGCTCTGGAGGTCACGTTGTCCGCCCTCCTCAAGGTCGAATATCTCTGCATTCACCGTTGCTACTCCGTTGGTGAACTCTTCTACCGATGCGACGAACGGGCTAACCCGACTGCCCAACAGGTCGTAACGAAGAGTGGCTAGGATGTCACTCGGTAGGGGCTTGGTGCCTAGGTTGATCTTGATGGATATGTAGGTTGTTTCGCTCATTGAAGCCTTTCGTTATTTTTGGTCGATCTCGATGTGGTCGATGCTGGAGCCTTGGACGATGTAGTTCTTCTTTCTATCCCTACTGGTGAAGCTCCATACTGTTTTCTCGGTTAGGTCGCTTGGCTCGAACCCCCGATCACTTGCGATAGTTGTCTCTATGATGGCACCAGACTTCAGGTGTACGACACTGTTCAACCTCTTGTTACTGTCCATTCATCCACGCCCCACTGGAGATTCCGAACAGCCGTACCGAACTGTCCTGTATATCTGTTCCCGGTGTTTCTTTCAGGAGTGTGGGCAACTTGATGCCCTTAGCAACTTCTAGTGCGTCTATGATGGATGCCGCTTTGACCTTTCGAGTCAATTGAAGGGTGACCGTGTGAGACACCTGGTACTCGTTTACCTTGTCTGCCACTACATTCTCCCCTTTAGAACGCCCTCGATCAGAGCGTTGATAACCATCGGTGTGTCGTTGCGATCAATGCTGTGGAACCCCGCAGTGGTTAGGATCACGCCAACCGCCGCCTGAGTAAGCTCATCTAGCCCTACCCCATTCGCCCAGATGTGCGCTATCTCGATGGCTAGGAACAGAAGATCAACACCCTTCTTCTCCACAGGACCATCCTTGTCAACGTACATAAAGACGTAAGGATGTGAGGTGTCTTCCCCTAGAGGTGCTTCTAGGAATGCTAGGGAGAAAGGGGCAGAGTTCTTAGGTTCAATGACGAGGAACCGATTCCACTGCTCATACTTGGTCCCGTTTACCAGCTCTAGGACTACCTTGGCGTTCTTGGTGGTGTCCTCGGAACCCAAGGTGCCCTGCTCTGCACCTTGGGTTGACTCTGTTGTTGACTCGGTTGACGACATTTAGATCGTGACCTCTTCCTGGGATACGGCCGGCCGTGTCGCGGCTGCGTCGATCACTGGTCCGTTACCAAGGTCCTGGCTGCCGGACTCGGTAAGCTCTTCATCAAGCTTTTCCTCTTCGGCAGCACCTTCCTCAACCAGCTCCCCGTTGTTACGGGCGCTTACGAACTTGAGGTAGAGTTCCCCGAACTCGGCACGGTCTGTCTCATTGATGAGACCGATGTCGCTGAACTGCATGATGTAGTAGACGCCTTGCGTGTCTACCTTTCGGATGGACTTGATCTTGAAGGAGAAGTCAAAAAGCTGTGGGTACTTGCCGTGCTGGGCCTTGTACAACTCGGCAAGCTCGGAGATCCGCTGCATGGCCTTGCGGAACTCACTGACGGACTTACCTCGTACACCCAACCGGTAAGGAACCTTGGATGCCCGGTCAACAATGAGTCCGGAGAAGTGGGACTTGCACTTCGGAAGGTCGTCGGACTTGCGGGTTTTCTTCCACTTGGTCCAATCACTGTTGCGGCACCGTGCGCAGTTGAGTGCCTGTGGATCTTGTGCCCGTTCCGCCGGAGCCTTGCCGTCCATCGAGTAGCAGATTGGCTGCTCCCCGAAGGTGTTCTTGTCGCGGTACATCGATCGGGGTTCGCTGGGCTGAAAGATCAGTACAGCGTGAATCTCATCATAGTGTTCCCCGGTGGTTCCGTTACGGAACTTGCCTTCTTGGGAACCCTCCGCGCGGCTGGTCTTCTGCTGAAGTTCCACCTGTGCGGGTTTGAGGGAGAAGAGTGAGCTACTTCCGCCGAACACCGACTCACCAAAGCTTTGAGTGGCCAATTCACCGGCGGGTTGGATAGTTACGAGTTCTGCGGACATTGTCTATTGCCTTTCGATTTGTTGTCATTCACTATAAGAATCATACTTGTGTTTTTGTTGTGTGTCAACCTTTTTTTGGTGGGTGTCGTGATGTTTTTCACATCACTAGGTACTGTACAAAGTCCATGAGCGCGTCATCTTCATTGTCCGCGACAGGCGTCAGGTAGAGGAATGAGTCTGAGTCGTCGATCTGGGGATTCATCGTTGAGTCGAGGTCGGGCACGTTGTCACTCCTAGGGCTAAGCTGCGTTGGCGGTTAGTGCTAGCTGAATCTTTGGTCTCGGCTTGAATAAGAGGATAGGGTGCAGCGATCCATCCCACTGACAACAGAGGGCAGCGAACTCCCTACCAGGGTCGGAACCACCTTGAGACTGCAGGGCAATGCGCTCAGTTACGAATAGGCTCTCCGGCAGGGTAAGAACCACGTGGGTGTTTCCGCTCTTACTCTTCCACTCTTGTTTAGGAAGCAAACTCTTGTAGCGGTTGAATAGCTTCTGTTCGTGGAAAAGACGGAACCTTTCTAGTGCCAGGTCGTCGTCAAGGTCGAACTGAAGTTCGTTGTCCTTGGCTACAACCACATCACAGCCGTAGCCGTCTGCCTCTGTCTCGATCTGGTCCAGCGTCATTGTTGTAGCGAAGTCACTCACGATGCCAGTTCCTCCAATGCTTTCCTGTAGCGACTAAGTAGGTTGCTCTGTTGTGGTTCCGGTAGGGGTAGGCTAATTCCCAGGAAAATGTTCTCTATCAGGTCCGCTTGCTTCACGGCTCGGCCGATTGGGTTGGCCTTAGCGCGGATAACGTAGTCCGTGTAAGTCTCCCCTTCCCGGCGCGTGACCGAGTCCACAGCGTCACGAACAACAGCTCCGAATAGGACCTCTATCTCCACAAGGTCAACATCGGTGTCTTCCACTACATCGTGGAGCACTGCGGTGATAAGGTGTCCCTCTGGGGCGAGACACCTGTTCATCTTCAGGTGTTGAGAACTAACCCGACTCATCACAGCGAGTGGGTGAAGGATGTAGGGCATACCGCTCTTGTTTGTCTGCCCCGTGTGTGCGTAGACGGCAAGAGCGATTGCCCGGTTTAGAAGATGGCTCATAGTGTTATCCTTTCTTGCATGAATACAAATCAAATAATCGCTACCATAGACGAAGAAATCGCCAAGCTCCAACGAGCTAGGGAACTTCTCTTCCCCACAGATGATCCAACAAAGCGCAAACGCGGCCGCCCTGCTAAGAAAGCTACCGCTAATGCACCCCGCGAGACCAGGAAACTCAGCGCGGCCGGCCGTAAGAGGATCTCCGACGCCATGAAAGCACGCTGGGCAGCTAGGAAGGCCCCTAAGAAGGCAGTGAAGTCGTAACCGTGTTGTCCACATGGTCAAAGTCCAGCACTAGGTTCCTAGCCTTGTGCTGTGCATTGTGCTGCTCGACGAGCGTATTTGGTACACGACAGTGTGCGGCATGGTTGGGGCCGGGGTAAGCTAGGCCGCACACTGTGCAGTTACTCGGTTGTGACATGCTCTGCCTTGTATGAGACAGTCATTGGCCGCGTTCCTTGCGTGCCGCTTCGATCCGCTCTTCAAACGCCTTACTAACACACCGCTCATACTCTTCATCGGTGAAGTCAGGCTCAAACAGATTGCTTGAGAACAACGTCCTTCGTATCTCCTTGTAGAGCGCACGCCTTGTATCGCGCAACTCGGCTTCGAGGCATTCAAAGATGGCATCGGCTTCAGATTGCGAGTAATAGCCACAGTCATTAGCCTCGTAGGCTATACACGGGCGCACTGCTTTGGATGGGGTAGTCATCGGGACTCCTTGTTAGCTAATTCGGCCAGAACATCTCCGTGGCAGGATTGCGGGGAACACCAGCACCCCAATACTTTGCCTTTTAGTTCGTGTAGGCTCCCAAGAAGATCAGGCCGGGTAGAAAGCCATTCACGATACTTGCAGATAACCTCTTCCCGGCTTCCGTCTTTACCGATAGCGAAAGGATTCCCCCATTTAGATGGCCTCCCAATATAGACATCGAAGGATGATCGCTTGTTGTGGACGACAAGTGGGCTGCTCACTCTACCCCCTGCCTCTCCTCGCGCTGGCGATACTGCTGAAGCTCCCTCGCAATCTTGTTCGACCCGTTTGCTGGAGTTCCGTACTCGCAGCGGTGCTTGAGAAAATCATCGTTCACCAGCTTCTCCACCTTCTCTGCTTTGGGTTGGGCAGACTCCAGTTCTGCGATACGGGCTTCGGCTTTCTCCCCACGGTCGCAAGCCTGATCGACTAATCCGCACAGCTTTTCGTTATTCTCCATAATCTGCTGTAGCAGAGGGGTTTGAGCGGCCTCTTTGTTGGCAATGATTTGTTTCAGTTGACGAATTTCGTTGTTGGCGAGATCAATTTCCACCCCACAGTCAGTGCACGTTATGAATCTAGCGGGCTCAACATTGCCGATAAGAGACAGCGCGAACTGTCTATCCCGTGATCTATACCCTCGATCTTCTGACTCCTGGAAGGTACGGCGGATAACATCCAAAACCTCGCTTGCCGTGTACGCAGCCTGTGGAGCGGGTTTGGGTTCCACATCTGGCGATCTACCGAAATAGTACGGATCGTCTTCTACGAGCGTCGGCCTTTTCTGCTCTGCTTCGGACGGAGTAGTCATACGCTTTTTATCCCCTTTAGCTTGCCGATCTCTTCATCGAAATCTTGCAGCCATTCTTTCGTCGGAAAGTTCTGGGCGTTGTAAATCACAGGCACTCGAGATTGCCCGGTCTCAACCTGCACCGATAGCCTCTCAGACAGTCGATACTTATCTGGCACATCCAGGGCCTTGTACTTCTCTACAAACACAGCCGTGCGCGTGTCTGGCTTATAACCCTCGGACCAGAGTTGAAGCAGGTACATCGCGAACCAAAGCCATGCCTGTATATTCTGCGGTTCGGTTGGAATAAACACCTCGCAGGATGTGCCGGTTGCCTCCTGTGGATCTTCCAACTGGTTACAAAATGAAACCAGTTCAGGTTCTGCCTCCTGTGGCTCTGCTGTGTCGATGGGGGCTGGCATAGTTTCAGGGTGGCAGTAATCGCAGTTCCACTCTTGGCATGGCCTGTTGCCCTCGCAATCAATTCTCGCGTGTCTGCGCGGTTCGGGCGGCTTAGGGGGAGCGGGAGCATATATCTCACAATCGCACCCGAGATTTGAGCAACGACGCAACTTGTACTGGTCCTTGCTTTCTGGCCAGTGCTGCCACTCTTCATGCCCGCATTCACATGTTGGTTTCATTCGAAGCATCCTCATATCCCTACTCTCCCGTCGCGAACGACCATACGAGCCTCCCGCCTCACCTCTTCTGGCATTCCGACGATTCCTGATGTAAGGACATTGCAAGCCCTTTCCAGCAACCCCTTCAGGCGTACGATCTCCCCGTCCTTACCCTTCTCGCGCTGCAAGGATGCCTTTAGGTCTCGCTCTCTAGCCACGCGAGCAGACCCCATCCAAAGGGTCATCTTCACAATCCACTCGCCCATGTTGTAGTTGTCCGGCTTTAGGTCATCTGGCAGTTTCAGAGCTTTCGCAATGTCTCGATCCGCATCCGTAATGTCCAGTGGCGGCAATCCATCCCCGGACTCGACCTGCGCAGGAGGATTCTTCAACAAGTCGATCTCGCGCAGAAGATCATAGATTAGACGGTGAGGCTTATCGTTCCACTCGTCTCCAAGAGCACCATCTCCACCGGGAGCGACACGGTATTCCCATGCGGTATGGCCATTACTAAGTACGGAATTCTTTTCGCGCTCAAAAAGAGCGGACAACTCTTTCTCCCCCTCTTTGGGGGCAGGCTCA